TTTAGATGCATCTTCTAGTCTTTCAAAGCACTTGTTCAGAACTTCCATCACTTCAACATCCTCCAGACAGGCTTGCTTCCATACTTGTTCAACTGGTCCTTTACGGAGTCTTTGACGTCTGGATCTAGCCCTTCCCAGAAAGTCTTGTCTGAGTACTTTCCACGCTCAAGAGCTACTTTGTACAGATCCTTGTGGGCCTGAACAAATGGTTGATTCTCTAGCTCTTCTAGCGTGATCCCGCTCATTTCTTTCTCTTTCTCTTCTGCTTCGGCATCTCGATGGGCGTCTGTGTCTCAGATTCTACGATCGGCGCATCAAGATCAGCCTCAGAAGTGTAGTTTTCTGCTGTGTCTTCTTCGATCGTCGGCGGGACGATCAAGCTCACATCAGTGTCTCTTGCGCCAGCTAGCATAACGTCTGCGATGTCGAAGCTGCTTGATGTAGCAGATTCTGGAGACTGATAAGATTCTTCCGCCTGTTCGTAGACTTGTTCCTGCGGCTGTTCCTGTTCCTGCATCTCCTCTGGAAGCGGAGCGAAGTCGACCTTCTGCGGTGCAGCTTGCCGATTCTCGGGAATGGGAATGTTGCTGTGAATCTCGACTTGATGAATCTCGGTCGGAGGAATCACGTCAGTCAGGATAGCGTTGAGCAGATCAGGATTGAAAGCGCCACTCTCGAGCTTAGGCTCTCCGGCCATTCTAGCCGGTGTTGGATTCGGGTTAGATCCTTCGATCTTGACTGGCTTCTTGAACGGCTTTGGCGCTGGCTTCGGCTCTGGATCTTGACGGCGTTGCAGACCTTCTTCGCCTTCGTCGAGTTCATCGTCTCTGTAACGGACTCTTTCCGGCGGACGACGATGGTTCGGAGTGTAGTGTTCGCGCATCGGAGGTCTGTCCTCGTAGTATCTTTCTCCCTTGAGACTTGATATGTATCTAGAGAGAGACTCTGCGATGCCCTCATCGATCTTCTTAAGGCCAGCTAGACCGTAACGAATGAAGCATGAGTCGATCTTCTTGTACAGACGCTGCTTGTAGAAGTCAACTTCGTCCAAGACTTTCTCGTCTTCGCTGTCGTATCTGCTTGACTCTTCAACACTTGATCTTCTTTGAGGAGCTCTTTCCTCGTAGTTCTCTTCCACCTCAGGCTCGAAATCCGGTTCGACTTGCTGAGCTGGTCTTCTTTGACTTTCTAAGAAATCATGAAATCCCATATAGTTTGTTCCTCAATGTTCTGTGTTATTTATACTGCTTTCGCTGCTTTAGCAGCTTCTCTTCTCGCTTTTCTGCGCTTTCTAGCACGCTCTCGCTTGTACTCCTTCTTCTCTTCAGGCGTCATGTTCTTGATCTTATTGTACTTTCCTCTGGGGACGATGTCACAAGTCCAGTCCTTTCCGAGAAGCTCTGGATCTGGAGCGGCTGACCTGAACCAGATCCTTCCGCTGTTCACTGCGGCCATAGTGGAACCCCATCGAACTATCTTGAACTTCTTCTTGACGAAGTTGAACTTCGCTTCCATCTGGTCTCCGACTATCGAAAGGACTCGGTAGTCGTTGCCCTGATCATCTTTGTACTCACCGCCCACCTTGAACTGGGGCACCTGTATCACTTCCTTCTCTAGATAGGATTCGTTCTTCATAATTCTCCACTAGTCTGTTTAGCTCATCCAACAGAACTTCCTTCCGTGGAAACTCGTCAGACAGGTGGACCGACACGAACGCGACAATCTCTTCGACTGTCTTGAACTTGTCGTTCTCGAACTTGTTTAGATTCTCAGTTACTTTAGTAGCGGTACCGAGCAAGTCCATCATGCGCTTGCACTCGGCCGGATTCTTGATCATTCTCATCACGTCTTTCTCGCGACGAGTCTTGGGAATGGCGTTAGCCCACGTATGTTTCTTCTTCATCAGAGTCACCCTGAAATTCGTTCATTGCGCACTCTAGAAGATACTGATAGTCCTCACGATTCACGAACGAGAAAAACGGGAGCTTCTTGCGATTGCTCTCATTGACTGGGAACTTCAGCCACCATTTGTCTGTTAGCGGATCGTTGAACAGCTTTACGCCTGTAATGCGGAAGAGACCGCAAAGTGTAGCTTTGAATATCGCTACGCAGTTGTGTGAGCCGTCTTTGAGTTTTACCATATCTAGAGTGTCGACCGTCATTTTAGCCATGTTAGCTCTTCCTTGAAGTTATGTTGTATTTATAGCTTTCGGATGCTAACATATTAACAATATAACATCTTAACATCACGTTCTAAACCTGTAATTCTATATATTTATGTTATTTTACATTGATTTTCTCAAAATGCTCTTATTGAGAATTCTCATTTCGATTGATCCAGATTCTCTCCGAGTCGACTCCTAGCTTCAGATCGAGCTCTTTGTACATCTCTTCTTCCTCATAGGAGATTCCGTACTTGATGTCGTCCATGAGCATCTCGAACGTCGCATAGTTCTTTACTCGATTCTTAGCGCTCTGCTCACGATTAGGCTTGACCTTGAATATCGCTCTAGCGTCTGTCTTCTTGATCTCTTCGATCTGATCGTTCGTCAGCGTCTTGACCGGAATCAAGTCACGAGATCTAAGAATGACGATGTACGCGTTAGAGAGCGACTTCGTCTTCTTCATGAGCATCTGATGAGACTGCCACTCGGACTCTTTCTCGTCAGCATACATTTCGATCCGTCCGATCTTGTCGGCGTAGATGCTGTTGGCGTAGTTCGCAATCTTCATCCAGTAGGATCCGTGTCCTTGTCTGTATCTTCGAGTGCCGGGATTCTCGCGCTGGTCGAAGAGGTGTATCATCTCATGGAGAATCGTGTTAGCCATGTACTTCTTGTTGACGAGAAGCAGCTTGCTGATGTAGATGAAGTTCTTTCCATCGACGTACTGTGAGCATCCGCTGTCGTTGTCATATATGTCGACGCCGAAATACTTCTCAGCTTCTGACTTATCTGTCGTTATCGTGCACTTTCCGAGCTTTCTACCCAATTCTCCAAGGAAAAAGTCCTTGTTGAAGAAGTTGTAGATTCTCTGACAGTCAGCAACTGAGTACTTCATCGGCTACCTCCTAATTACTCATCTAGAAGCCTATATCGTCATCTCCGCCTTCGAGATCTTCATCTTCGTCTTCTGGCGCTGCTTCGTCCTTAGCTGCTTTAGCGTCTTCGAGCAGAGCTTCGGACTCTTGGTTGATCCACTGCTGGTTCTTGAGAATATCAGAGTCTGACATGTGAAGAATAGACTCGTAGAGATACTGCTTAGATATTAGAGGCTTCGGCTCTTCTGAGTCCGGCTTAGCGTTAGCGAGCGTAGGAAGCATAGTCTGAAGCTGACCCAGAATTCCGCCCATCTTCTCCCAGACGCCGAGCTGTCTGATCTTCTCGAAGTTGTTAGCGCCGTTCAGGTTGATGTTGTATAGAGCTGGATCGAGATACTTCTTCTTGAATCCCGCTAGCTTCAGATGGACTAAGAACGTGTGCTTGATGATCTGGTCGCAGTATCTCTGTCCAAGTTCGCGGCACATCTCCTGGAAAGTGATCTCGTTGACTTCCTGCTCCGGAGAGACGCTGTAGTTAGTTCCGCCTCCTTCTCCACCAGCCCATCTCTGAGCTGGGAAGATGAGAGCATCCATTACTTGCTGCTGGAACATCTTGACGTCGTCCATCTGACCGTTGAACTCTGTCGAAGACTTGATCGGCTCGACCGTAGTGCCGTTTCCTTGGTCAGTCTTGCCAACGAAGATGTCTTCTGTGAAGCTCTGAACGTTCTTAGAGCTCTCGATCATTCCGTTGACCGGGTTGATCGTCATAGTCTTGCGGTACTTGTTCTTGATGTCGTTGATCATCGCCGTGGCTTTCGCGTCGTTTGCACGACCGATGAAGATGTTCCACAGCCTTCTCTCTGGAGCTCTGTTGATTCTAGTTACTGTCAATGCGTCTTCGATAGCTCTCAGCTGGTTCAAAGGACGGATAGCCGCGTCCAAGTGACCACGAACATCGTTGCGGTTAGTTCCCCACATGCCGTAGTCTGAGTAAGAGATCTGGTCAAGCGTGAACTTCTTGATCTCTCCAGTCGACTGTAGATCGATCATTCTCGGATCTTGGATGTAGCCGACAGCTTTGCCCTCTTCATAGATGACTAGAGAGCAGTAAGGCGGGAGAACCTTGATTCCGACGAGCTTATTTCCTTCGTCGTTAGCGCAGTTCTCTACGAACTGCTCAGCGTCTACGAGCCATCTTCTGACCATGTTTCGAATCTTTGTGCTTCCGCCAAAGACGCAGTTGATCACGTAGTCGAACTCTTTCTTGAGAGACTTGTACTCGGTAGCGTTGAACTGATCCGCGAAAGCCTTCGTGATGTTGAATGTAGCGATCTCGTTGTCTGCGTTAGGCTTGCACATCTCATTGACCATCACCAAGATAGCCTTCTTGATGAGAGGATAGTTGAACATGCTTCGATAGAAAGCTATTCGCTGCTTCTTGTTCTCGAATACCTCATCGAATAGAATTGACTGCTGGTCTGGATTGACAGCGTCGCCATTCTTGACGCCCCAGCCTCCAGCTGCAGCGCTCCAGTTCGTCTGGTCCTCGTCTAGACCGATAGAGTTGTTCCTAGCTTCAAGTTCGCGAAGGGTCTGCGCATCCTCTTCGTTCTTCAAGAAATTGTTGCTCAAGAAATTCAAAAAGTTCAAATTCATCTGGGGATCTCCCTTATGTGTTATTTATAAGACTCCTATTGCTTCTTTACGAGTCCGAAGATCTCGTTCTCTGTGATAGCCCTGAACGTGAATCCGCGCTTAGCTGCCCAGACTTTCGCAGCCTCCCACTTCTCAGCGTTTCTCCGTATAACCTGGCACTTCTCCTGCCATTTCGCTAGAGCTCTCTGTGTCTTTCTCTTCGGAGCTGGAGGATAGATCACGTTGCCGTTAGCGTCAAGCTTCTCTGCCTGATTGTCTGGCTTCACTTCGATGGCATACTTCTGTATCTTTCCCGACTTGTCCCTCAGGATGATGAGAAAGTCTAAGATGTACTTGTGGCTGCGATTGTCGATCTGTGAATAGTAAGGAATCTCTACGACTTCTGAGCCCCAAGACAGAATGTCCAGCTCCATGTCGCAGAAGTTGCACATGATCTGCTCCCATGAGCTTCTGTACGTGATCGGAAGAGTCTTGTCAGGGTACAGTTTTCCATTGAAGTTCAAGCACTTCTCTGGATGCTTAGGAACGAAAGATCCCTGATAGTAGTTTTTCGCAAATACTGACATAAAGTATTTACACGAAAAAAGACTGGATCCACGAGAGATCCAGTCTCTTTGGCATGCAGGAGACTTTACTTGACTTTCTTGTAGGTCGGTTTCTTGACGGTAGCTGTGAAGACGGTCTTAGTCGTAGACCACGGCCGTTCGTATCGCACCTCATTGCACTTCTTTCGCCAGCTTCCAGTCTTTCCGTACCACTTTGCGAAACTCTGATTGATCATCGGAGCAGTGATGCCATTTCGTGTGAGCTTCTCCATGATGACCTTATCAGCTAAAGCTTCGTCGTATTCGATATAGATGTCTGCGTTCATTGTATCTCCTTTCTAGTTAGTCTTCTTCCTCATCCACTTCGGGCGTATCGTTTCTCTGTGGCAGCGGAAGATCCTCTTTCACTTTAGCCAGTTCGAGTGCCTTGTACTGGTCGGGATAGCGTGTAAAATAGCGTCTAAGCTCTTCGATCGTGAACTTCTTTCGTCTCTTCAGGTACATAATGACGTCGTTGATGTCGTTTATGTCTGTGGGAAGATTGTAGTCGAAGATGAACGAGCTCCACATGAAGACTGGTCGTCCCTGATTGACTCTCTTCCAAGCGTTCTTTCGGCCACCTTTGTCGTTGTCGAAGATGAACCAGCAGTTCAGTTTCTTTAGCTTGTCGTCGATCTCGCCAGAGGATCCAGCGCCGACAGTCGCAGTAGAGTTCTCGACGAACATGCTGTTGATGGGTCCCTCTAGAACTGCGATGGGCTTCTCTTTGTCCACGAAGTCCCAGTTGTAGAGCGCAGTGCTTCCGACTCTAGACAGGTACTTGACGTCGTTGTCCTTGTCCAAGGTGCGACCCTGGAAGAATTCGATCTTTCCGTCCTTGTCGTAGAACGGAATGATCACTCGTCCGCGATACTTGTCTTCGTCGCAGTAGTAGAACTTCTTCCAGACTTCTTCGGGAATCAATCGGCTCTTGCAGAAGTGAATAGCAGCCAACTGGTACTTGCCAGGCTTGTCGATCTTCTTGAAGAATCGTGTCGCCTTTCGGTCCTTCTCGATCGCTCTCTGCAGATCCTGCTTCTCTTTGATCAGGTCATCTTCTCTCTTTCGTTCGATGATAGCCTTCAGCGCATCGACTTCCTTCTTGTCTTTCTTTCCGTAAGACTTCAGCTCTTCGACATACTGGTCATAGAGGCTAGGGTTGACTTCCTTCAGCCACTTAGTAGCGAGAATTCCGTGATCAGCGCAACGGCAAGAAGCTCTCCAGCACGTATAGCACCAGCGATATGTGTTCGTGAGCCATAGAGTGCCCTTTAAGTCCCTGTCTCCGCAGAACGGACAGTTCACCTTGATCTCTCGTCCACGGCCCTTGTGACGGACCATATCGACCGCACGACGGATGTACTTCTCGAGGACAAAAGTCTTCGTCTGTTCATCAACTTCGAACATAGTCGCTCTATTTATGCTTCCTTCGGCACGTGTGCCAAAACGTTCTTTTCGACTTGAGCGCAGATCGCCTTCGCATCATCCAGACTCTTGCACGGGATGACTCCCACGTTGCTCTGCGCTGTAAATACGTTCATCTTCTCCAGAATCTCCTTGCAGTCGATTACGGCAGTGCAGGAACGGAGAGTGATGTAGTTAGACTTCGGATGGTAGATCAGGAAGTAGTTGACGCCTTCGAGATCCATCTGCTTGCTGATCTCTGCGTGGTACTCGTTAGCCGTGATCATTCGGCCGTTGTACTCTAGCTTTAGCTGCATCAGAGACTCGTAGTAGAGCTTCCAGTCGCGGACATGCTCAGTGAGAACGTCCTTCTCTTGCTGAGTCAGAGCGAGAGAGCCTCCAGCTGACCAGCGCTTGATGAAGGCGTAAGGGCTCTCGGCCTTCCAGAATAGCGTGTTGAAGTGGAACGAGCGATTGTCTTTGAGCTTCCAGAGCTCAAAGTCGTCAGCTAGGGTAGCTACTTCTTGGTAGCGCTCGATGTCGGCCATGAAGCGCTTGTAGAACATGTAGACCATCATAGCGCCCGAGTAGTCTTGATTGACGTGATAGTCTTTGTTGCCGAGAGACTTCCACCAGTTCGCGTTCTCGTGATGGTCGAAGATGACGACTGGCTTCTTGAAGTTCTTCACGAAGTCACGGCTCTGTGTCGGAGCTATGTTCGTGAAGATCACGACGTCGATCTTGTCGGTCTCTTCGATCATCGTCTTGATCATGTCGTCTGGCTTGCGGTATGACATGAAGTATGTTTTGCAGTTCTTGTAATAGGCTTTGAGAATTACAGACGAGATTGCGCCATTGACGCTCCAAGATGTGAAATTGAGAATTCTCAAGTTACGGTCTTTAAGATCCATTTTGACCTCTTTGTTTGTAGTGCATTTCTAAATATACGATTTTCGATTGATTCTGTAAACCCTTTATTAAAGAGAAAGGCGCAGAAATTTGACTTCCTGCGCCTTGTTTCGTAACCTCGTGGACCCTCTAAGATAGGAGTAAAAGAGTAAAAGAGTTGTGAGGGTTCAACCGGTTCTGTAAAGATTGTTTTACTTCAAGCTGTCTAGGAAGTCGTCAATTCCTTCGGAAGACGGCTTCTCAGCATACGGTTCTGCTTCGCTCTGTACAGATTCGTTCAAGGCAGCAGTGTTGCCACTGTCGATGCCCGGAATGATCGGTTCATAGGTCGCCTTGCCGTCTGCGTCTACGCCTCGCTTGAAGAGCTTTTCGCCGTCAGAGAACTTCTCGTATATGTCGAGAACGCCAGCGAACGTCTCGTTGCTAGTGTCCTTCTCGCACACCTTCAACTCATAGAGTTTATCGTCGATAGCTTGGATCTCTTCTTCGGACAGCGGATTGTTGTTCTTGTCGGAGATCGGCTTCTGATCGCCAAAGTAAGAGTCCTTCGGGTTCGGACCATAAGCACCTTCCTTAGCCTTGTAGATCAGGTTAGCGCCGTTGTAGTAGTCGAACACGTTGACTCCCTTGATGAATCCCTTGTCAGGATCAGTCTTGTCGGCCATCTTGTCTAGGATCATTTCCATGATCTGAATGCCATACTTGAATCGGTAGACTTTGCCCTCAGTCGTCGGAGCGGCTGTGTTGCGGATCACCAGAACGTTCGAGACGAACTGACGCTTCGCTTTCTTCTTGCAGATGTCCTTAGCCTTCTCTTTCGGGAAAGCCTTGAACACGGCAGAGTTCCAGTCGCAGATAGGACACTTGTGACCAGCTTTTCTCAAGCAGTCGATGACGTGCCACTTGCCGTCAGAGCCCTTGAAAGAGTGAGTGCGGTTCTCGATGAACGGCGCTGCTTCAGTCTTCGGCTGAGGGAGCAGACGAAGAACGACCTCGCATTCGCCGTTGACCATCGTAGGAACGAACTCGTTCTCAATCGAAAAAGAGCTACCAGTCTTCTTGGCAGCCACGTTCTTGATCTGGTCAAAATAGTTGTCAAAGTTTCTTTCAATCATTGTTTTACCTTCTGTATTTTGCTTTATTGTTATCTTACAGTCTCCCACGAGGATTTCTCGCTTGGACATATTATATATAGGAAAAAATTCCTGTTCGCAAAATTCTCTCACGCTCGATCATGGAACCAGATGTCGCTCAGATCGAAACCGTCTTTGATGAGCCACTGGACCATCTTCAGAAAGCGCTTGTACTCTTCATCACATGCTGAAGTCACTATTCCGAATCCGTCATTGAGATTCCATAGATGCAAGTAGAGATGAAGTCCTATCTTCCCTTCGCACAGGAGATCATACAAGACGTTAGTCTGATCTTTCCTCGGATTCATGACGCTCACGTTCGTATTCGCAGCTTCTTTGAGAATCTCTAGCTGCTTCTTGAGATTCTCTGGCTTGTACAGTTCGATTCCTTCTAGCTTTCCAATGCTCTCTATGTCTAGCGCATTGTAGACTTGCTTCTTCTTGTCTGGATCTTTCTTGCTAGATCTCAGATATAGACTTCCGTCTTTCTTCCTTTTGAAGAACTGACCGTGATTCTTACGGATGTATTCGCCTACGATGTAGACCTTCAGGGTCTTCATGTTGATCTGCCCGCACTCGATAGCGTTAGCTAGCTTGATCGATCGCTCGCGACCCATCTTGTCGATGATGGGCTTCTTTCCGTATGCTACAGCAGCTTCCATCTCGTCTTGAGCAGCCGTCCAAGCTGCTTCGCTGAACACGTTTCCGAGACTGAGAGACTTGCTAGTCTTTCTCAGCTCTTTGTTGAACAGATAGAGTATCGAGTATGCGTCGTATGTGTTCATATAATACATAAACCATATAAGACTATGCAAAAGTGTAGATAGAATAGCACTTTTGTATATACTTTTTGCTACATTTGTCAATAGTTTTATACGTTTTTAGTTGTCACTTGATCAGAAACTTGCTAGTTCTCTCAGACGCCATCCCGTTATTCTTCTGAAGCTCTAGGTATAGCGCATCATACAGATTCGTCTGCAGCAGCGTTAGCAGCTGTTCTTCGTCAAAGAAGTCTTCCATCAGATACTTGCACATGTCGATTACGCTTATGTCGTGATTTCGGTGGATGTGCTCTAGAGTGCTGTTGAAGAGGATGAAAGAGTTCAGATCCTTCTTTTCGATGATGGGTACTAAGCACTTCGGAAGTCTTGAAACTTCGTCCAAGTCATACATGTCATATCCCTGACGCTTGAGAAGATCGAAGAACTCTGTCTTTGCGGTCTCTCGCTCTAGCGCTTCTATCTTGTTATCGCTGTTTATCATCTTCTTTCTCCTACAATATCGAGTTTATCGCGTCTAGATCGACTTTAGCAGTAGCGACGTAAGCGTTGTCTGCTGTATCGGCGTTAGGCGTAGTCGATGTCGTGTTTGGCTGAACCTGAGCTGTCGGAGCGGGTGGAGGAACGGTAGTCATCGTTGGCGTTCTAGAAGCTGGCGAGCTGTTCAGGTCGTAGATCTGCTGCTTGTCGATGCACACGCCGATCATGACTTCAGTGTTCTTGTTGTTCTTCAATCTCGTCTTAGCGACCTTGATCTTGTACATCCCGTTCTCCATCATCGTCTGATCTTGGGTCGTAGCGAACATAGCGTCTACCTTAGTCGTAGATCCGAAAGAGTCTGCGATGTCAGTCAAGCCGACTGTTGCGCTGTCTGCGCCACCTCTGTTGACCTGGAAGCCCGTCACCGTAGGAATGCCGAGCTTCATGCAGATAGAGCCACGCCACTCAGCTACGACCTTCTGCAGGATAGTGTTTGTGTTCAAGTTGGGGTTCGGACGACCGTTAGGAATCATACATCCGACGTAGTCCAAGAAAATGACTTCTGGAGTGAACTTCTTCTTCTCCTTCAGATCTTTCAATAGAGTCCTGACTCTCATCGTATTGACTGCGGCTTCTTCCATCTCGACGATCTTCAAGTGTGTCTGAGACATAGCCTTCATCTTGTTCTTGAGAGCGATGAAAGAGTTCCTGTTGAGCATCTTGAGCTGCTCTTGCGTGATGTCGCACAGGTTCTGCATCATTCTCGTAGCGATCTTAGTCTTCGAGTCTTCGAACGTGATGTATAGCACGTTGTGTCCTCTCGCCATGATGTTAGACGCCATTGCGGACATCATGAGTGTCTTACCGACGTTCGTAGGAGCTAGAATTCCTATCATGACCTTGTCCGGAATACCGCCGTTCATCAGGTTGTCGATCTCTTTGATTCCAGTCGGGATGATATTGACGGCCTGGATCATCTCTTCATAGACTTCATCAAGGTCGTCGACCAGATCGAAGCCGACATCTGTGTCGAAGCTGAACGACTCAGCGTCAGCCATCATCTGAGCGAACGTGTCTCCTGATGGATGCTCTCCGTGAGAGAACAGATACTCTTGGACTTTCAGAGTGACCTCATACATGAGCTTCTTGCGGATGAAGTCTTGGATGTCGTCGAGAATAGACTCGCTCTGAGCCTCTTCGTCTGGAATCTCCATCGCAGCGTCGAACTCTTCGAGAACGCCAGTGTCGTTTCTGAGCATCGTTCTCGACTCGATCACTGTCGGGAATCGACTCCACTTCTCCATGTAGTCGATGATCTTAGATACGATAGTGCTGATATTCTCGTTTTCTCTGAACCAGTCGTCTTTCAGGAACGGAGTAACTCTGTCTCTGACCGACTGATTAGCGTATAGTGTCTTCAAAATTAAGTGCGGAAACTGTACATTCACCATGATATACAAAAATAGAAAAAAGAGACTGGAAGTTATTTACATCCAGTCTCTTTGCAGTGAGAAGGAAAACTTTAGTCTTCGTTCTTAGCGGCCTCGATCTCTTCCTTGCTGTATTTCTGGAAGATTCCGGTGCCATCGAGTTCGAGATCTTCGTTCTCGTCTCCGTATTCAGCTTCGAACTGAGCTTCCTCGTCGTTAGCGTTGATGACGGGCATCGTCTCGTCGGTGATCTCAGCAGCGCCGTCGATGAGAGCCATGACGTCGATAGAAGCAGAGATGAGCTTAGCGTTTACGAAGCTGTACTTGTCTTCGCAGAAGTCCACGAACTTAGAGTCGCGGTAGAGCGGAACCCAGAAGGTAGCGCAGTAGAGCTCAGACTCTTTCCACATCTTCTTGACTTCGCCAGTTTCCTTGTCGACGTCGTAGTCGGTTCTAGCGTAGTAGCCCGGCTTCGGCTTGAAGACCACTTCGGCTTCCATAGCGTCGTCGAGAAGACCGAAGAACGGATCAAGACCGCCGTCATGACGGATGAGATACTTGGTCTTGAGGAATTCCTTAGCGCCACGACCTTTCTTGACGCCGACCGTAACGACCTTTCCGAGAATGTTGTCCTGAGCGTCCTTGTACTTAGCAGCAGAGGAAGCTAGGCCGATGGAGTCAGAGTTGAAGAACAATCGCTTACCGCCAGGAATCTTGAACTTCTCGCCATACTGTTCGAGTGAGCTGTAGACGTGGTTGATCACGAATGTAGTGTTGCCGCATGCGTTGATGATGTTGGCGAGCTCGTTCTTGAACTTAGCGCTAGACATGTTGACAGCAGAAGAGGCCTCTTCGGCCTTCTCCATCACCTGAACTTCCACGATCGGACCCCAAGAGTCCATCAGGACGAACGTGTTCATAGACTCTTCACGAGTCTTGCCCTTGTTGATGCGAGCGAAGATCTGCTTTAGCTCGTTGATCTTTGAGGTCTGGTAGATCACGATCTTGTCCAGATCGATACCGAGCTGCTTGAGGAGGTCGAGGTTGATAGCGTGTTCTGTGTCGATTACGACGCATGCCATACCAGATCGGTATGCGCACTGTAGAAGGTTGTAGCCGATCAATGACTTACCGAGCTGAGAGTCAGCAGCCATAGATGTGATAGCGCCCTTCTTGATGCCGCCACGGATCTTTCCAGAGAAGACGAGGTTTAGTGAGATGACGTTGGTGTTTAGCCATTCATACTTCATCGTCTCGGGATTGATTACGAGCTTGTTTAGCTCCTTGTCTTTCTTGATTTCCTTGATGATTTCGTCGGCCTTGCTGAATGTCGCTGGACCAGTTCCGAAGTCGTTAGTTGTAGTCTTTCCGATATCCTTAGCTTTCTTTTCTTTTCTTGCCATAATTATTCCTTCTCATCAGTTGTGGATGATAATGTAAATATACTCATTTTTGCAGAATTTTTATTTCATGATAGTGCTCAAATCTGGTGAACAAAAATTATGAGAAAAATCTCAATTTTGCTGTTTAGATTTCTCTGAAAAATACCTATATTTGTCATACAAACTTCAACAAAAAGGACCAGAACTATGAAAGAATACTGCGTAAGCATAAACACTGAATTTCTAGTCGTCGCTGAAGATGAAGACGACGCTATGAACAAAGCATTTGATCGATTCATCGACAAGGGCTACCGTGGAGCAATGACTGCGACTCCCACCGGTGTCGACTATAACGAATCTTCAACAGAGGATAACTGAATGAAAACTATTATGACTAAAGCCGATCTGCTAAAAATGCTTGAACCTTTGTCCGATACTGATGTCATTCAGTGTCAGGTCAATTATACGACTAGCAAGAATGATAAAGCCTTCTCTCAATATGACCACACTATGGAAGTAGTTCCTATTACTGGGATGTATGTGCAGGAGATACCGAAGGGACCTAATAGGAATCACAAGGTATATGTGAACCCTTATAAGACGGCATATCTGCAAGTAAATGTGGAGATCGACTAAACCACGAACACTGTCTCATGGATAAGTACAACGATAATGTCGGACTTCAGCTTACTAAGGACGAAGTCATTGCATTGAGTGTCTATTTCGTCGACAAGGATAACGACATCGAAGGCTACGATATAGACGAATTAGTCAACAGGATCAAGACATTTGCAGCTAAATATGCGCTATAGCTGATGTTCGAGAATGCTAGCGAGTTCCTTCATCGATACGACGCTCTCTATGCCGTTTCTACGGATCTTGACTAACTGGTGCCCATCTGTGCAGGCGTATTCCTGAGCGAAGTGCTTGACGCCGTAGTCACGAATGATTCTAGCCTTCCATGCTTCATCACGTCCATCGATCTCCCACCACTGGACTTTACAGGGTATGAACGAATTATCTCCGGCGACGGCTTTCTGCCAGATGTCAGCAAAGTGGTTCATTCCGTTAGGAGTAGAGATCAAGATGAGCTCAGCGTCTGGGTCAGACGCCTGCACCGGCATGACTGACATGATGAAGTCGTCTGCGATCGAGTCGTCCAAGTGAGCGAACTCGTCCACGAGCATATAGTTGACGGATCGACCACGAATCGCAGACGAAGAAGATGCTGCAGCGAAGATCTTGTTGCCATTGTCGAGTCCTATGCAGCTCTTAGACCAGCCTCCACGCTGTGGATCGATTCCCTGCTGCATCCACAGAGGCAGTCGAACATACGCGTCTCTGATACGAGCCATGATTTCCAGAGCTTGGTTCAGCTTGTTAGCGAGGATAGCGATCGTCTTGTCTTCTTCGAACAGCAGCTTCCAAGTGAGATACAGAGTAGCGATAGTCGTCTTGCCAGACTGACGACCCTGCATGATGATGCGGTTGTTCTTTCCTTCGACCTTTGCGCACAGCGTCTTGATCTCTCGGATCTGGTACTCACGCAGAGGAATAGGCATAGATCCCTTAGGAGTCAAGATATAGAAGTACTTAGCGAAGTGGAAGATGTCAGTCTTGCACTTGATGTACTCTTCGAGCTGCTCTGGAGTCATCTCGATCTTCTCTTTATGGCCTCTGATATTGTCTGCACCTTGGAACATATTTTTGAGTTTTCTCCAATTTAGGGGTTTAGAGTTTCTCTAGAATTACTTATATTTACACTGTAACTTCAACAAAAGGACCAGAATATGCCGCAATTCACTGTACTGATCGTAACTCGCCGCAAGGACGGCGTTCCCGCTACCTACACTCTCACTCACGAGATCGAAAATCGCATCGCTATGTTCAACTATGTCATCAATCGCTACACGAACAAGTACGAAGATGTAGAAACCATCACCATCCTCTCGGAGGAAAACTAAACTATGCTGATTGATCCGTCTCAATATGATCTTAGCCAGAACTGCTACACAGTCAATGAATTCTACAGGGCTTACAATCATCCGTTCAACCGTCAGGAGAACAACCTCTCGGTCGAGGATTCATCGAAGTTCGTAGAAGCTGTGCTGCTTCGCGCTATTCCTCTCAGCGCAATTCTCTGCAAGAGATTCGAGGAAGAACACTTCATCATCACCAACGGCATCGTCTGGTTCAACGCTATCGCTGACTATATGGAAGACAAGTTTGCGCTCAAGGCTAAGTATCTCACTGAACTCGACGGCAAGAAGTTCTCTGAGATCAGTAGAATGTACCAGCGAAGGATCGAAGAGTCCTCTGTGTCAGTTAAGTTCATGCAATACGGAGACGAACAACACATGGATATGCTGCTCGACTTCATCGACCACTATACGAGACTTCAATAGGATGACAAAATGACCAAAGATCAATTCATACAGATATTGAAAGACGAAGGCATCGAGTTCGAAGACAAAGGTGAATTCATCACTATCAAGGGCTGGATCGTATGGATCGAACGTCCAGACGGCGTCAGCTCTGCTTCAGCCTTCGTAGAAGAGAAGTTGTACAAGACTGGGTTCTATGTTATGAACGAGCAGATCCCTTCGATCTGCTTGTGCCGTGCCGATCTCCAGCCGATGATCGACAAGTACCATAAGTGCTACGGAAGAGAAAATTGAGATTTCTCAATTTTTAGGGTTTAGATTTCTCTAAAAAGTACTTATATTTGCAATGTAACTCAAACAAAGGACCTTACAATGGCTATCGCTATCAATCACGACATCAAGCTTCCGACTTCTCTCGGTGTTCTTCTCGATCCGATTGGCATTACTGTTGGCATTATCGAGAACGAACTTCAGCTCTTCGATATTCAGATTCAGATCTGCAATGAAGATGTCGAAGGCTATCATATCTTTTGGCGTGGATATACCATCAACATCGATCGTAACGGTAACCTCTCTGAATGGCCAGAAAACTACTGCGATCAGTCCCAGGGTGCTTTCGTCGAACTTCATCGTCTTCGTCTTGCTAAGAAAGGCATGAAAGACCCGATTCCGGAATCTGCAACTCGTAACTGGCGCAACAACGACTAACCTGGAGAAACAACATGGCGCAAGATTCGGCACAGAGCGACTGGAAAAAGAGCTGCAACAGAGGTCTCAGGAGATCTAACAAGCAGAAGATCTCGGACGAAGAGTCTCAGCTCTCTCACTACAAGAAGACTAGAAACGGAGATCTGTGGGCTTCTCCGTATGACGGAAAGAACTGGCGTCGCGGACACGGAAACGGTCACGACAAGAAAAAGCCCTGGAAAGACTAACAACAAGGAGAATCACAATGAAAACCATAGCACTCATACTCTTCGCCGCTGTCATGGCGCTAGCTATACAGTGCAAACAGGTCTATACCGAAAATCCAAACTTCGTATGTGAAGACGCAACTTTGATACAGATGTTTGCACCGAAAGATGAACATAGCGCTCGTGAGATTCAGATGATACGAATCCAAACATGGGAAGGCCAAAAACCTACTATGACGATCTATAAAGAGAACTATCCAAATGAAGAGTGCAAAGAGAAGTATTACTATGTCAAGGAAGTGATGGATGAGTTCAGAATACTTCAATACAAGAAAGTCGTATGCACAAGCAAGAAGGAATATAAGCCTCTGAGCGCTTGGAACAAGCTAAAGAAAGAATATACGTTCAAATATCTGACCCCAGAAGAACTAGAAGAGCATGAAAAGGCTAAAGAACGGGCAAGAACAACCTCTTCCTCAGCAGATGATGTTGTTGATGATTATGATCTTGATGAAGAATAGGCTGATCGACACAGTCCACTACTACGTGTACTAGTCCATAATAGATACACAAATATGGCGCTGATTTCTAGTCAGCGCCTTTCTTGTAATTAGTCTACGCCGAAGTCTACATCGTCAGCAGCGCATGCAGCTCCGATTGCGTCGCAGATAGCTTCTACAGGAACAAGATGCTCCTCGACACCCTCGAAGTCGATGTGAATGAATCGCTTTCCGTTGTGGCATTCTGGATCGATCTCGTCAGAGATGCCAGTTATGCCCTTGTGATTGCGGATGTGGTTGATGAGTCCATCGGCCATAGCGATCTTAGCTTTGTCTGTGAATTCTAGCATCACTTCACCTCCAAGAGCACCTTTCTGAACTCAGAGTCGCCAGCCATCGTCTGTTCGAGCGTCTCTAGAGTCTTGTCATCCCAGTTCATCTGGATCAGCTTTCTCGTCTTCGGAGAGATGCAGAGAGTAGCCAAGTCATCAGCGTTGCACTCTCCCCAACCCTTGAGTCGAGTGATCGTGTACTGCTTGCACTTCGCTTCCTTCATCTTCTTCTCGACTTCGTTACGTGTATTGCCGTAAGCTCTGCAGTTTGCGCCGTTAGCGAGGAATAGAGGAGCATCTACTGTGTAGACGTGTCCGTTCTTGATCAGATCTGGCATATATTTGATCAAGAAAGATAAAATTAAATTTACAATATGACTTCCGTCTACGTCCTGGTCGGCAAGCAGAATGAGCTTTCCAAAGCGGAGATTGCTTTCGTTGTAGTTCTCTAGAACGCCACATCCAAGAGCAGCTGTCATGTCTTTGATCTCTCTGTTGCCTTCTTTCTCAGCGCCTTTCTTGTTCGATCCGAACAGATCTACGGCAGAAGCTCTAGCTGCATTGATGATTTTGCCACGAAGCTTAAGACATGCCTGGAATCCCTCACGGGCTTTGATAAAATGACCGCCAGCAGAGTCTCCCTCCACTACGAACATCTCAAGGTCGTCTACGTTTCTGTACTTGCGTCTGTCTGCGTCAGAGAACTTCTCGGAGATGTACTTAGCAGCGTTGTTGATCTGCTTCAGACCCTTCAGGAGATCCTTGTCGGCCTTCATCTTCTCTTTCTTAGCATACATCTCTTCGGCATACTTCACGATTCTCTCTAAGAGACTCTTGTTCTTCCTGAAGAATGCGCGTAATGGCTGTTCTAGGAGCTTCATCACGTCATCCTTGGCCTCTGCCGAGGTTAGCTCGTTCTTCGTCTGAGACTGGTACTGCGGCTCTGCCATCTTGTAGTGGATAGCTCCGACCATTCCCTCCAGAATGTCTTCGTTAGCGATTGGCTTCTTAGAGTTTTCCTTTACGATGTCGCAGATGATCTTCTTGAACCCAGCGAGATGAGTACCGCCCATGTCTGTGTAGACGATGTTCACGTAAGACTTGAACGAGCTGCCGTCTTTCTTCGTAAAAGCGATCGCAGCGTCGATATTTTCTGCCGTGTAGGAAAACACGTGCTCGTACTGTTTGCCGTCGCAGACGAGCTCTGTAAGTCCCGTTTCGCTATAGTAGGAAGTGACCTGACCGTCAACGTGAAGTTGAATGCTAAGCTTTGGACAGAGATACTGAATATCCTTCAATTCGCGCTTGAGCCTCTGGATATCCATTTCGATGCCGTCTTTGAAGATCTGAGAGTCTGGCTTGAACTGGACAATAGTGCCAGTCTTCTTGATGCATCCCTTGAACTCGGCTGGAATAGCAGCTGCCTTGACAGTTCCTTCAGGAAGTCCACGGCCGAAGCTCTGGCACATCCATGTCTTGTTCTTGTTGTTGTTCGAGAATGCGACTAGCCACTCAGAGAGCGCAGCTGTACCCTTGCAGCCCACCCCGTTTTTGCCGCTAGATACCTTGTAAGAGTCCTTGTCGAACTTACCGCCAGCATGAAGCTGACCGAACACCAAGAAGAGAGCTGATTTGCCAGTCTTCTCGTTGATCTCTGTCGGAATTCCACGGCCATTGTCGATCACTGTGCATACAGAAGAACGGCTGTCGTAGAAGACGTGAAGGACGTTGTTGTGATCACAGAGATACTCGTCAAGAGAGTTGTCGATGATCTCCCTGAGACATCTGAAGAGCGCTGGAGCGTATTTACCAGTCGTAGCGCCCATGTACATGTCTGGACGTCTTCTTACGTTTTCGGGGAACTGAAGCGACTCGATCGCGTTAGCGTCGTATGCTTTAGCCATTGAAGTCCTCCGGCTTCTTGTCTTCGATAGACTCTGCGTAACTCTTCAGTTCGTTGATGGTGATGTTCCACTCAGCTTCAGAGAGCAGAGGAAGCGGATGATCGAGATGATCCAGTTCAGCTAGAACAGCCTGAGTGATAGTCTCCATAGCTCTTCTGATGCATGAAACCTCTTCGACTTCGCAGAATCTCTCCATCTTCTTTACGAGCGCTGGAATATCCTCTTCTGAGCAGACTACGATCTTGCAGAGCTTCTGAATGTTGGCGTAGAAGTGATTTAGATAGAAGACTGCCTTCTTGACGTCTTCTGCTGGTAGTTTCTTGCTCTTGTAGCGAGCGAGATACTTGAATGCGTTTCCAAGATCGAAGTTGAGATTTCCAGTGACTTCGATAACCTCGATTCCTGCCTTGTTGTTGCAGTAGTGCGATGGATGATTTACGTTGTCTACGGCCATTATATCATATCTCCCATGTCGTATTGTTTAGCGGCTTTGATCATTTCACGGTTTCGCTGCGCTGCAGCTGCCATCCTTCTCTCTTCCTCGATCTTTCGCTTGATCTCGTTGTTGCGGTCGATCGCCCACATGATTCGGTAAGGAAGAGCGACCACGACGCATAGACCAAGAAAAGCGAAGAAGTACGGCGCAACCAGTCTCACGAACCACATAGCAGTAGCTCCGAAGAGACCGATTCCGCACATCGTAGCGAGATAGAAGAATGCGACTATCAGGCTAGGAATAACATACTTCTTTTTCATCTTTACTCTCTTTCGTAAGTTTCCTTGAAGATGTCGGGCTTGCAGAAGTAGAACTCGCCCTGGACTCCCTTGATGACGAAGTCACCCTTGGAAGCAGCGTGCTTCGCCTTGTTGTCATTTCCATCTTCGAGAGTCACGACGACGAGTTCATCGTCTTCGAGCTTGACGTTGTCGCCTGCGAACTTCTTGACTGCTTCGAAGTTATCGCCAGTCCACTTGATAGCCTCGATGACTACGGGCTTCTTGCGGAACTTGACTGGCTCCTTGTCGCAGTCTGGATTCTTAGATTCGTTTAGCCAACTCGTGAATGACATACTAGTTTCTCCATAGAAGTTAGATACCGAACATGCCAGCTCTGGACATGCCGTTAGCCTGATCAGAAGTGTTCTCGAGGAACTCGTCTGCGTGTTCGCCCTCTTCGAGAATCATGATGATCTCTGGTTCCTTGCAGATCCAGACATCCTTCTTCTCGCCGTCCTTCTCGTAGTCGAGATGGAGAGCTGCGATGTTGTTGATGATGACGCGGTCGCCCTCTTTGACACCCGGAGCACGACGCTGTCCATCTGGATAGTAGCGGCCAGGGCCAACCTTGATGACAGTGCCCTCCACGAGGCCGATTGTCTTGTGAGCTTCGGGAATGTAGATTCCCTTGACTTGAACCTTCTTTGGAACTTCAATTGCGATCTTGTCGTCTACGATGATCATAGTTTTTCTCCAGTTTAGTAAAATACACGCCTCAGTAAGGCGGTCTTTAAATGAATATACAAATTTATAGTGAAGTTTGAATTCGTATCAGAAATTGATCAGAAATTCCTTCTTGTCTAGCTTGTGGTGGGGAGGCTTGTCTGGACTTCCGACTGAGTTAGAGATAGACAGGATTTTCTTGCCGTCTATCGCCACTTCACGCTTGAACTGGTCATGAAGATGTCCAGAGTGCCAGATCGCTCCATCGGGAAGCTTAGCAAAGATCTTCGATCCGTCGAAGGCAGACAGCCCGTAGTCAAGTCCCTTAGACTCGAGCTCGGAGTTTCTCTCGATCAACTGGATCGCTGGAAAGTGCGTAATGAGAATATCCGTCGTCTTGCTTATGCTTCGAGCTACAGCTTCGTTCTCGTACTCAGCCATCTCGTTGAAGTCTGTCGTCCAGCCGAGCTTGAAGTTCTGGTAGTCATTGCCGTTCTTCCACTTTTCGATCAGGTTCCACTGATCTCGTGTAGCCGTTCCGTCAGCGTAAGCCATTCCTCCGCAGACATACTTGCCGTTCCAGAACTTCTCAGCGCCCTTGAGAACGTCAAGCATGTCTACTCTCTTTCTCTCGTCGAAAGTAGCTGTGTGCAGAAACGTCTCGATTCTCTCACGCTTAGTGTAAGTGTCGAGACCACGATTGCAGTCCTCTTCGTTGAGGCGCATCTCGTGATTCCCATACACATAGAAAATGTGCTGGTACATGTCTGCCAGCACTTTGAATGTCGAAAATATCGAGTTCACTGAGCAGGCTACGTCTCCAGCGATGAACAGACAGTCAGCGGGAAGACACCATTTCTCCAATAGCTTCTTGTACTGAGCTGTGTTGGAGAACGAAGACTGTGTCTTGACCCACTTGTCTATGTGGAGATCGTTGATGAAGTAGCCAGTCAAGATTTCCTCTTACTTGAAGGTGATTTCGACCTGGTAATTCTCGGTATTTCCAGAGTAAGAAGGAATGTGCTCGCGAATGAGGTTATCGAGCTGATTCTTGATCAGTTCCTCTTCTGAGTCGTATTCTCTCGAGTCGAAAGTATCGACGAACTTTCTCCAGACTTCGACGCTGCCAGAGAACTTGATCATCCAGTTTCTCTCGCTAGTAGTCGTGAAGTAGAAGACAGAGTTAGAGTTCTCGCCGTATGCGCCATCGTGTCCCCAGTCGGCAATCGCCTCATCGTCCACGTCCTTAGTGACCTTGGCCTGACCGTGCTGCTCGGTTACGATGATTCCGAATTTGTTCAACTCTTCTTGAATAGCCCTTACGTCGATCCAAGTCCAAGACTTATTGACTTCGACATCGCCCTTCTTGTGGAACATGCCGACAGTTCTTCCGCCCATCATAGTTCCATGATCTCCAGACTCGTCGAGTCCGTAGCTGCGATGGAGCATGTGATAGGTTCTGCGACCTTCCTTGGTGCTCATATCTGCAACTTTTACAGTGTCGTGCTTGATGTAGACGTTAGCTACGATGATCTTCTCGTCAAGAGATTCATCAACTCTCTTCTCTGCGGGTGCGATGATCTCGTACTCGCCAGTCGACTCAAGAAGCTTGTAAGCGCTCAAAAATTTCATAAGATACCCTTAAACTAGTACCTGTTATTTATATAGACTTGCCCTTCTTGTCTGACTCCATCTCTTCGGCCACGATGTCCTTCCAGCGGTTTCGGATTCTCTCAGCTTCGTCGACATCCATACCATCCATGTAGTCCCTTGCTTTTTCGATCGTATAGAAGTACTCGTGCATGATTGCGCGTAGGAGCTCTTCGTCGGGCTCTTGGAACTTCTTGTAGATCTTGCTCGTGAAGTAGTGCTTCTGTCGTCTCAGGGTGCAGCACATGAGCTCGTAGAAGTCTTTGTCGCTCAATTCGAGCTGCGAGATCACGTTGAATATAGGAAGATACTCTTCATAGGTAGAGAGCCACTTGAGGATCATGTACTGGCTCATAGCGCCGCGTTCATCGTCTGTGAGATCTTCCCACGGACACTTGTCGCCACCCATGTGGTCTACCAAGCTAAAGAACGGGCTCTTTTTCTTCTCTTTCTTGACTTCCGTCGTCGGCTGTGCGTTCTGCAAGCGCAACTGCTTCCTGAAAAGTGCGATGCTCGATTGTCGTCTTGGCATATTTCATATCCTCTGTGAACTTCTGGATGAGAAGGTTTGCTGTGTCCGAGTACTCGTTGGTCTCGAACACGTCAAAAATAACAATTTTACGGCCGAACTTGCTCAGAACTCGAACCTTCGTAGTGAGGTCATCTGGCAGTCCAGGATGAGTGTCGATGTCGATCGCTAACTCATCATAGCATTTTGCGGCGTTTAGAGCCGCTTTACGGGCCTCTTGGGAGTATTCCGGTGGGAAAACATAGAGTGCAGTCTTAAACTCCCTAGAAGCAGCTTTCTGGCGCTTTAACAGCTCATCATCAGACATTGGCTCCTTGGGAAATCGCTCTTCAAGGAACTTCACCAGCTCTGTGAAGTCGTTTCCGAACCTTTGGCCTCTCTCAACGAACTTGATCTCATTGTCGATATAGCCAGCAGTGAGCGGAAAGCCGATTCGGTCGAGAAGATCCCATATCACTTTCTTCTCGTCGTCTGTAGCTACCTCCACGATATAGAGATACGGACTGTCTATGCGCTCTAGATCCTTCTTGTAGTCCATGCAGAACTGACATGAATCGGACACGAAGGCGTATACCCCACTCTTATAGCCCAGAATGAAGCTCTGTGCGGTTATCTTCTGCATTCTGAAGATTTCTCCTATTCGAGTCCCATCAGAGAGAGAAGACAGCAAGCGAGCTGGATGTCTGGAAGTCGTGAAGTAGCGCCAGCGAGCTCATATTGACCGATGATGAGAATTGCGCTACCCTTCTTCTTGCAGGTCGGGACGTACTTGTCGTACAGGAATCGGTAAACGTCCACGTCAGAGTAGCCCTTCTCGTTGATCAGCGTTCTAGCCTCTTCGAGCTTCTTTGCCTTGATGCAGTCGATCAGCTTCTCGTCAACTTCCGAGAAAGCCATGATGCCCTTGTCGATCTTGCCGTAGAGCATGTAGTACTTCTGAAGTAGCGAGAAGATCTCACGGATCGAAGTTCCGAGACGATCTACGAGAGCATTGACAGCCTCTTCGTCGAACTCTACTTTCTCGAACTTCAGGATTCCGATCGTTCTCTTGAGGATCTGTTCCTTCATCTCCTGCTGCTTGACTGGATCGTTGAAGTTGAAGTCGAGCTCCATCGTTCTGCCCTCTTTCAACGCGTCGATCACGTTCATGGGGAAGTTGCAAGTCATGATGTAGCTACAGCCATTAGCCGTCTCTTCGATGAGGTTGCGGAGAGCGCCCTGAAACTTAGCAGAGCACATGTCGAACTCGTCCAAGAACACGATCTTCGGCGTCTTCTTGGGATTCTTGGTGCGTGCGAAAGTAGCTAGGTCTTCACGGAGAAGTTCGATCTTGCCCTCCATCGAAGCGTTGATCTTGAAGACCTGAGCGTCGAGGTCGTTGATGAGCGCGAGAGCGATAGAGGTCTTTCCTCTTCCCTTTGCGCTGTATAGCATCAGGTTGGGCACTTCGCCAGTCTTGACGATGTTGTCGAACATGCGACGTTCGGCCTTAGGAAGGATGACGTCCTTGACGTGATCTGGGCGGTATTTCTCAATCCACTTGGAGCAATTCTTGTTCATAAAATTTCCTTCTACAAAAATGTCTTCCTTTCAAATATAGAACTTTGAGAGGAAGACGGAATTCGTTCATTTAGAACTTCATCTTGCGGGCAGCCTTAGCGGCAGCTCTGCGCTGAGCTCTGTTTCCGTTGTGCATCTCTGGAGGGAGAATGCACGGACAAGCTCTCGGTTCGCCAGTGTCGGGATTGATGGACACATATCCCTTTCCGTGGCAGCGCTGGCAGTCAGACTTCGGTTCCTTGATCTCGACGCCGAGAATCTTGTACCCTTGACGAAGTCTATCGAGCGGAGGAAGAGATCTGAGAAAGTCAACTCCATGCTGCTCGTCTTCTGTAGCGATTGCGTCTGGCTTGTTCAGTCCAGCGAAGTTCTGTGTCGGGTCGTTGACCTTGATCACGTCGTCGATCGTGGTGAATGACGGATTCTGGAAGTTCATTATTCCTCCGCGAGAAGCATGATCTGGAGCTTGATCTCGTCTTCACGCTGCTGATAGAGGACTAGACAGCCGTCAGAGTCGATGTCGATCTTGTACTTTCCCTTTGGAAGAAGGTTGAGAGTGTCGGCAGTGAACTTGAGGCTGAAGTTCTTAGCAGCTGGAGCAGACAAGAAGATCGGATAGTCTGCACGGTCAGCAGAGCGCATCGTGTAGACGTTGAAGTTCAGGACATTCTCGTTAGCAGAAACGTCGATGTAGTCAGCGCCGATGATGGAGATCTTGCGCTGGATCTCGTTGATCGTCTCTTCGTCGAACTCGACCGCGACATCTTGCGAGTGCTCAGCGAGCTCGTTGAAGGAAGAGTCGAAAGTCGGAAGCGTCGTGTCGCCGAGACGGAGTGTGAGCTTGTCCGAGCGAGCTTCGTTCTTGAAGATCATGTCGACTGCGCTGCCGTCGTCGTCAACGTTCACGGACAGGCTAGCGTTGACCGTCTTAGAGCTCATAGCTTCGTAGAACTTCTTGAAGCGGTTGAAGTCGATGAAGCCTAGCTCGTTGACGGGCATGTTGAAGTAAGAAGTAGGCGCTTCGAGAATGTAGCAGAAGTTAGAGGACTGGTTGTTGGCCATGATGGTCAGCTTGTCACCGTTCTTAACGACTTTGATTCTCGGATTGACTGCGGAGAGGGTCTCCAGCACGTCGATGTAGCTCTTGTTGTAATCTAGTTTTTGTTCTTGCATAAATTCCTCACGGGATTCTGTTCTATGCAAATTTAGACAAAAAGAGAGCCGAGAATTTTCATCTCGGCTCTATGGTGTAAAGAATTCTTTACTTGATCCAATCTCTCATCGGTTAGGTCACTTGATGAGGATGTAGATGTTCGGATAGTTGATCTCAGGAGCGCATTGACGATGAGTGCCCTCGCCACGAACCACTTCTGCCTCGCGGAAGCACTTCTGAGGATTCTCTATGAGTTCATTGATCTTCTCTTCCTTCATGAATCGATCAAGGACGATGCATATAGCACGTTTGTCTTTGAGAGTTCCGACAGGGACGATCTCGTAGGAAATTCCCATGTTGGCCATAACGCCTGTTGAGCGTTCAAGGATCTTTTAGTTCGTAGTAGCTTACAGCCATCTTCATTACCTCTTCGTGTAGCCGTGGATCTTCAGAATGGCTAAGCTGTCTTCATACTGATCGACGATTCCAGCTTCGTTGCCAGACACGTTCACGTCGCAGTCAGACTCTTCAGCCTCTTTGACTGCCTCTTTGAACTTCTTCTTGCACTCAGCTATGGTTCCGACGCAGAGAATGTCGGTCTCGGGATCAGCACCGCCACCGAATGCAGTAGTCTTTGTTAGAATGTATACCATTGTATGTACCTCCTTTTGATTAAGCGATAACCTTGATGATCTGTGGTATCACCATACCACTCTTCTTGACGAGGACGCTCTTGCCAATTTCGACGCCTAGATCCATCATCTTAGCCATGTTGGAGAGCGAGACACGAGAGACGGTCGTTCCTTCGAGCTGGACCGGATTGATGATAGCGACAGGAGAGAGAGTGGAGCCAGCCATTTCCCAGGCGATGTCGACGATTTCGGAGACAGCAGTTTCGAGTTCTGGCTTTAGAGCCACGTCACGCTTAGGCGTCTTGCGCTGACGGTCTTCACGGTCGATGATGTCAGCTTTGATGACGACGCCGTCGCAGTTGAACTTGATTTCGTCGTTAGCGATGCGAGTGCGAAGATTTTCGCGGAGCTCGTTAGCCTTGGAGAGCAGATCGTCGCCTTCGACGGTGATGTGCTGAGAGACTTCGAAGCCCTGCTGTTCGAGCCAAGCCATGAGATTGGTCTGAGTGTCGAAGTCGTGATCAGCCATCACGTCGTAGCAGATAGCGTGAATGAACTTGAGATCTTCTTTTTCAGAAGCAGTGAGTGTTTCGAACTTGCGGTTGATGATTCCTGCGACAGCGTTGCGCGGGTTAGCGTTCTTGTGAGCGAAGCGAGCCTTGAAGTCTGCGTTGTAGATGACCATCTCGGCGCGAATAGATCCAGTGAAGCTCGGATCGATGGACTTGGGGAAGTTCATGAGGCTGAGAGTCTCGGTGCGATCGAGGCCGGTAGCGCCATCGCCGCGAGTGATAGCCCTGACGCACTTCCCGTTGACGTACTGAAGTTCCATGCTGGAGCCGTCGATCTTGAGTTCGAGAGAGTAGCGTTCTTTGAGGTTCTTCTTAGAAGCCCAGTCGCGGAGTTCTTCCATGTTTGCGCATTTGGCGAGAGTTCCAGTAGTCATGGTGTGATTGATCTTCTTTTCGTCGCCGTTGGAGTCTGCAGCAGCCATGCCGTTTGCGCAGAGAGGATCGGTCGGATCGATGGCCTTGAGCTTGTTGATCAGAGCGTCATATTCGTAGTCGGTCATGATTTCCTGACCGTTGTAGTAAGCTTCGGCAGCCTTGAGGAGGAGTTCTCGGATCTGGTTCTTTTCCATGTTGTTGGTCCTTGTTTTAAGTTTGTATTAACAATATAGGTATTTTGCGGAGAAATGTAAACCCCTAAATTGAGATTTTCTCAAGTTTTGGAAGATTTTTCATCCAAGCTTCACGCATCTGGAAAGCCTTCACGCGCTTCCTGACGTCTCGATCTTCGTTATTCTGCATCAAATACACCATGCTCATATTGAACTGCTGTTGGAAGCCAGATTGGTGCCACAGAACGTCTAAGAATTCGATCTCGTGATAGCAGTGAAGACAATACGGTCTCGGATTCCAGCTGTCTTTCGTATCGAATAGCTCGCTCAAGCAGCGAGACACTCGTCCTCTCGGCAGTTTGTCATAGTAGCCCATCAGAATGAGTAGTGGAGTAGAACGATAGTAGTCTCCCAGATCAGATGGAAAGTCATCTCCAGAATACTTCTTTACTAGTCTAACACAAGCTTGCAGCGTCTCTTCGCACGGATTGACTAAGAATCCAGTCTCTACGATCACGTTTAGCACTGAAGATGAGGTTTTCAGGCCATGCTCATTCCTTAGCCTTTCGTAGAAGTCAGGTCCATCTAAACAGTCGATAATTTTGTCCATGCGCAAAACATAAGAAAATTCAGGGCTCTTGTAAACCCTGAATTTGTGACAATTTCGCTCTTTTTATTACTCTTCTCTGTGTAGCTTGTCGTAGTATTTCTTGCCGTATCGCTTCTTGATCCAGTACTCGACATACTTATTGTAGTCTTCAATCGAGATCTCGTTGCACTTCTTTGCCCATATCGGATTGATGAAAGTTCCGAAACATGTCAAGTGACCTGAGGATGCATAGATCCATGCTTCAGGACCGCCTCTATCGATCTCACCAGTCCAGTAAGCGTGACCAACTTCTAAGCAACGCCTATCTACCTCTTTGCCAAGTTCGATCTTGTGCTTAGCGTTGTCAGATTTGAGCCGTCCTTTCGCCCATTTCTCTAATTTTTGTTCTAGTCCGTTCTCTTCTACGAACTCCTTATATAGCTTTAGAGGAATCTTCTTCATGTGTTACTTTCCTAGTATTCGATTCCAGTCTTCACGAACTTGATCTTCGTCGTCGTTCACTGACATCCACTTTTCCGTAGTCTTGTCGATGTAGTCGCCAGTCATCATTCCTTCGACTTCGATCTCATGACCATTTTCGTCCCACATCTTGGTCTTCAGAGTGTCGAGCTCTGGGACATTCAAGCGCAACTTCTTGTGATTGAAGTCGAGATCTTGCTTGTGTCCACGAAGTATCTTCATTCTCGTGATGCGCAGAGTCTTGTCGTGCGTTGGCTCGTTCCATAGCTTCTTTTCCATGTAGTACTCGAAGATAGTAGCGCACACTTTGAAGATTCGGTCGTTAGTCATGACAGCTTTTGTCATTCTAGCGATGAACATCTCAAGCCCATCTTGCTCATAGTTTCCGTTTCCGTCTGTCTTTACGCCGACTGGGTTGTTCTGGACCGTGAAGAACTCTTTGACTGCTTGTCGGATCATATCTTCGTTCCAGAACAGACGACAGGCTCCAAGGATGAAGTTGACACGCTGATAATATGGCTAGCCAGACATCTTGAAGTTCTCCGCGTCGTCGATCTGATTCTGCAGCTCGAATCCGCTATTGTCTTCCAAGATCAGGTCTACGATGTCGAACATCACCGAATCGATCTTATTCCAGTTGATGTCGTATCGGTCTAAAACAGCCTCATCGGTCGGAGTCACTAAAACGTCTTGAATCGATACCATTTAGTTATCCACAAGGCAGTGAAGTCCGCAGTGGCATGTGCCAGGTTCTTTAGCCTTGATCTGGTCTCTGAACTCTTTACAGATGCACTTAGTGTCTTTCGTCTTCATCAGTGCGCACGGACAGTAGCCGTCGTTGTCCTTGATCTTCTGCTCGAACGCTTTTACTTGTTCTTCAGTCCATTCGGGATTCTTGATAACTTTCATAATTTCCTCTTTTGAGAGTATTTATCCGCTTATTCCCAAAATATAGACACAATTCCGTCGTTCGTCATTATCCTTGTCGTCATCTTTGTCATCCAGCGGCGGTTGCCGTAGCAGACGTCTGCTATCGTGTACTCGTTCTTCAGCTCTTGTCCCTTGAACTCTACTGGATATTCCTGTTGCCTCTTCGGCATGTTGATGCGTCTGATGCGGTAAGAGCGCAACAGCTTGAGCTCTTCTGTGTTGAGATTGTAGAGATTCTCTATCCAACGAAGCGCCGAGATCAGCGCGTCGACAGTCCCGTAGTGATTCTCTATCACCTTCAGCACCTCTTCGCTAGCTTGCTCGGATAGTCCAGTAGCGACTTTGACGTGCTTTACTCTCCAGCCAGGCTCTTCTGTGTACTTCATGATCGCAGCAGCGTAGAGCATAGCAGTCACGTCTTGGAGGTCACGACTCGGCGAGAATATTCTGCGCTTCAACAACAGCTCACCTAGAATCTGAGTCACCATGTCTCTGTCGCCTATCGTGTTGATGACGTGAATCTCTAGAGGATCATATCCTCCTTCGTCATTTACCAAAATCATAGTTCTTCCATCTTATGTGTATGATCGCGTGAGGACCAGTTCCATACATAGTCTGTGCCCTGCAGCCCTTGTCGTACCACTGTTCTCCGTTGTGGTTATAGTTGAGGCACTTGATCTCGTAAGACTTGTAGAGTTTCTTTTCATCGAAGTTGAGATCCCAGTGCTCTAAGTTTCCTAACACTCGGACCGCAGATCGAAAGAAGTTCAACGGATAGTAGAGCCCACGGTAAGTCCTGAGGATGTTGTCTATGTCGTCATCGGAGAATAGCTTTAGCCGATCTGCTGCGGACGCGATGTGACCAGTGCATGCGAAGTCACGCACTGACCGTTCTGACAGTTCTAGAATGTACGCGAGAATCTCCCTCGTGTAGTGTCTGAGCTCGTTCAGATCAAGCGTGTTCTCCATGAATGCGAAAGCCGTGAGAATCGCAGTCCTTCTCTGCAAGATCTGTTTCTCAGTTCTCGTGCGCTCGTACCAGCCCTGGTCGTTGAACAGCTTGTCGAGATCTCGCTTGAGTAGAATGCTGCACATCAAAAACAACCCATCATCTCCGATAGATTGATGGAGGTCGCACTGTAGATCTGGAAATTCTCTAAATGTTCTAGTTTCCATTAGTCCCAGATGATCTTGAACGGAACTTCAGTCTTCGGCTTGTGTTCGATGAAGCCGAGACGGACTTCATACTTACGAGCGGTCTTCATCTGATCTTCGCCTACAGCCGTGTTAGAGAGCTTCTGCACCACTTCACGCATGATCTTCTGACCCTTAGCGTCCATCTTCATGTATGCGATGAAGTCCTTGACGGATTCTTCGTTCACTTCGTCGATACGAGAAGTGTCGCAGAGATGTTCGATAGCGCGACCGACAGAGCTGACGCCGATTTCTTGATCGATCAGGCATAGTGCAGCGAGCAGAGCAGTGCGACGACGACGCTTCTTTGTGGAAGTTGCTCGATCGTAGCCGTTCAGACACTGAGTCAGCTTCTTGTCGTTCGGGTTGAGAAGGAGAGAGGTTGCGCGTTCTGCATCGTGGTCATCGATGTAGTCGTAGAGTTCGAGTGTGTTCTTTGCCATTTTTGAGTCCTTGGTTGGCAGGTTGAACGAAAGTTTGTATTGTGAACTACCCACCGCCTAAAGGCGGTGGGCTTCTGGTTTTCGCTTCGACGGAGTCGCTTGTGCTAACCCAGTAGAACTGGACTGCATAGAGGCGGCTACCTCAGCGGAGGCGTGTTCCACGCACTCAGCACGTTTAGTCGTGCCAAACAAGAGTACATTACAGGCGGAATGCCAGTCCCTGGGCTTGGAATAACCGCAATCACAGTGATATGTGCGTTCATCCAATCCAATCTGATTGACTGCACCGCAGACCGGACACATCTTGGTTGTCGGCAGCCACTTGGACAGCACGAATGCACGGTCTGCCTTAACCAGCATCTTAATGCGATGCTTAAGGGCACCCATGCAAGAATGCTGCACTTGCTTACCGAACCAGGTATGTTGCCAGTTCTTTATCTGCTCGTCCTGTATGTAGATGACATCGTAGTTGGACACAAGGTCGTGGTAGATTTTGTTGCAGATATCCTTGCGGATATTGGCAACGTGTTCATGCTCACGGGCAAGTTGCTTCCTACAGTTCCATCGCCGCTTCGAGTCCTTCTGCTTCTTGTGCCTATTGAGCATCTTGCTCAGGTACTTCAGGTACTCCGTTTCTTGCACTTTGCAATCGTAGGTCTTGTTGTCCGATGTCGTTATCGTGTTCTTGATGCCGAAGTCCAGTCCACCACTTCGATGTGTTGGTGTTCTTGGAGTCTTCGGCAACATTATGGTGAGTTTAACGTAGTAGCCAGACGCCTTGCGGATGATCTTGGCATCGGCTATCTCGTATTCATCAAACTCTATCTGATGCAGCCCGTTCACATTCAGCTTCCTGAACCCAGGAATGGTGATATGGCTTGCGTCCAGAATCTTCGTGAAACCCGTAATGATGGGAATGCAGTTCACTTCCGACTTGAACTTCAATGCACCAACCTTGATTCCTTTCTTCTTGGTTTTTGCAAGGTTGATGATGTCTGTCTTCTTCTGCGCCACGGTAGCTCTATGGAGCACTGACGGCAACGTGATTGTTGAAGTGACCGGATTATTGTCCTTGTCGTAGTGGACCACATCACGATGTTCGGTGTACTTATAGTCGAACATACTGCTGTCAGGATTGCAATTGGACAATGACAGCATGTCGTTGATTACCCACTTAGCTTCCTTGAAACAGTTGGATAACTTTTCAAACACCGTTTTCGGGTTGTGACGTATGGAAACTTTAAGCTCGAACACACGGCATATCTGCGACTTACGACGGGCATGGGTCTCTGCCATGCTCGCCTTAATCCTTGCCTTTGTATCTTCGCTTCTTACCAGTTCCATATCAAGTTTCTTGACTATACTTATAGTTTAGAAGGTTTACTCAATAAATATATCTATTTTAATGTGTAGGAAATGTTATTTAAATGTTATTTATTTCTTACATTTGCTATCGGGGTCTTACCAACGCCCTAAAGTGCGTTGGCTTGCGACCGCCTATTTGTCAATATAGGTATTTCCAGAGAATTCGTAAACCCTATTTTTAGAAAAATCTCTAAAAATTCCACCTCTTTGCTTGCTCTTTGTCCATTTCGATCAGAGTCTTAGCGAGACGCACGTGGTCCTGCTTCAAGTTCTGTATCAGTTCCATCGTAGCCTCTCCAGTGATCTCGAGGCCAAGTTCGACGATCGAGTCTGTTAGAGTCGACTTGAAGTACTTGAACGATGGCGCCTCTCGCTTGTAGCTGTTGAACATGGATAGCGGGCCAGATGCAGTCCTGCGGTCGATCTCTTTCAGACATCGTTCAAATAGCTCTTCCTCTTTGACTTCATTCGGCGTAGAAGTCTTGAACAATAGCGACCAGAGCATGTCCACGTTGTTCATAGCACGCTTACGGATGCCAGGATTCTCGTTGTCGTCGTCGAACATGTAGATCGAATCGAGATAAGACTGCGTAGAGCCAAGAACGTCGCTATAGAGGATGAACTTGAGTTCCTTTGCGACTTTCCATTCCTCTAGTGGCAGATTGATGTAGTCACCCTTTACGCGCAAAAGAAGCGATGTCTCTTTCTTCTCCGCTTCTAGCTCGAGAGAAGTTCCGTCACCATATTCGATGTCCAAGAACGGAAACGTAGTCTCTAGCGAACGCTTGTATCGTGCACGTCTCACATCAAGCATTCTCTTGAACTTGTCGATCGATACGCTGAACATTATCTCTTCTCCAGTGTCTTCTGAACTCTGTCTGCGATCTTGACTACTGCTTCTGGACTGAACTCTAGGATTCCGAACGGCGAGTTCTGCGCCGGAATTCCTAGACTAGCTCCCCACTTGAGAATCTCAGATACCGCCGAGTCGTCTAGCTCAGTTCCAGGATTGTAGTGATTCTGGTGCCAGTACGTATTAGGCGATACGTGCATCGGATAGAGCTCGTTCAGATCTCGTGGATGTGTTCTACGGATCTCTTCGAAAAAGCTCTTAGCGCCGGTGCTCCACGGCTCTTTGATCCATCTGATGCGGTACATCACGGACAGTCTTGACGACTTGACTTTGATTACAGATTGAAGGCTACGTGTCAGTCTGTATGTCTCTACGCTGTCTGGAAGCGTGAAGTCTGCCTTGAATGTGCCGTCGTTATCTTCGACCTTGAACTTCATTCTAGGATCGATCTGGTTCAGCTCGTGAACAATACGCGAGTACAGAAGCTTTACAGTTCGGCTTCCCTTCTCTTCATCAATTGTCATGTCGAAGTTGGTCATACATATCAAATATAAGAAAAATGTCTCAGTTTGTAAACCCTATACAAACAGGAGACGGATTTTGTCCGTCTCCAGGAACTCTTTCTACGTTACAGCGTATTTCTACGCTAGCAGGTGAGCTATTTTATTATCTCAGGCAGCTGTCGTCGAGACTAGCGGAGATGTTTGCAAAGCTCATACCGAGATTTAGCTTCTCTTCGATCATCTCTTTGTTAGTGTCTACAATGTCGTCAACTTCATCCCAGTCGAAGCCGCACTTGTCGTGAAGATAGTTCTCGAACTGATCAATCGGATTCATCCAGGGAGATGCGTTTTCTCGAACGAGAGCAAATCCTTCATTCTTGAGAAGCTTCTTAGCAGCTCTCAGCTTCTTGAGATTCTCTTCAGTGTCATTGTCGTCTTTCTCTTTCGCCGGAACTGCTTTAGCCTTCGGATTGTATAGAGGCTTAGGCAGACAGCCCTTGCCAGGACCGCCGTGAGGAATTCCCTGATTTAGTCCAGTCGGACCGCTTACGCCCATCGAGAAGTCTTCTTCGACTACGTTGCTTAGTTCACGAACATAGTCGATGATAGCGTCAAGCTCTTCCTTAGAAGCGTCAGTGGCTACAGCTACGTACTTGCCAGCACAGACAGTTCCGTAGACGTAGCCATCAAGATCTGAAAGTTCTCCCTTTCCCCAAATAGCCTTCGATAGCTCATTTCTGACTCGTGCAGCCGTTGTCGAGTTTCCGAACTCGAACAAGAGGCTCATGTTCTTTTCATCGACTACGATATTTTCCCATTCCATATTTTACTCCTTTATGAGTTTCATACCCACGGAATTTAGAATTTCTTCAGCTTCTTGCAGTTCTCGATTCTTATACACAAAAGATCTGATCCAGTCAAGACAGCTGTCTAGAGCGTCCAGATTGTCGTCGCATGCGAACGTGAATGCCCTTCCGACACACCAGCAGTTCAGTAGAAACGGCCTGAACTTGCTCAATACGCCGTCTGCAATAGCTCTTGCGAAAGCGACTCGAACCTTCATAGCGGACTCTTGATTGTTCAACTTCACGATAGCTGAGCACTCGTCATCATCTGTGTCAATATCTACAAGTCTCATCATGAGAACTACCTCTCATGATTATTTATACTTCGTCGGTCTTCTTCCAGGCTTTCATTGCGTCGTCTATGTAGTCTTTTATCCACTCTTTGTTGAACCCTATTGAGCAATCATCATACTGGATTGGTGTTATTTTATGAGTCGTCGCTACTGGGATATCCACTGCTACTAGTCCAGAGCTCAGATCTATAGCTGTCGTCGGATAAGGAGTAGAGGCGTTCGAAGGTTTCTTCGTTTCTTCTTTAGGCTCTTCTTTAGGCTTCTTATCGTGCATTTCCTTAGCGACCTGCATCTCGATCACTTTCTTTGCCTTTTCGATCTCGTCGTATGACTTCAATTCGGCCTTAGAGAAGAGGTCGATCATGTCGCTCGCGTTATCGCTGACGACACGCCAGATGTCCGAGAAAGCAGAGAGACCGAGCTTGCTTCTCCATACCTTCAATTCGTCACTGCTTCTTATTGACGGGATCTTGATATATGGGTCTGGATAGCTTACGACCCAGTCGTCGATAATGAGCTTAGCTATCTCACGACATTCCATCGTGTCGCCGTTGATCTTGACTCGATAAGGGCACGTGTCGTCTGGCTTGCCTATCTCTAACTCTACAGCTGGCTCATTCAAGTACATGCGTACTGTGCCGTTAGCAAACTGAATTCCTATGCTCTTTACTTTGCTCATACTTCTTTACCTTTGAAGCGATCTACTAAGTCCTCTACTGTCTCTGGTGAGGTCGATGGACTGATCATCGTGCACTTCATGACATGTTCGTTGATCTTGTTGTACCAGATCGGCTTCAATCGAGTTATGCGAGTCGAAGTGATGCCCTCGTAGCGGAGAGGAAATGCCTCTGGAAGGTGTGAATCGGTCTCTACAAGATATGACATTATCGACTTGATAGTCTCGAAGCCGTGCCTTACGATCCACTGACCATCTTCCTTGACCTGAAATAGCAGATCGTTGGGCTGAATGCCGAGGAGAACATTCTCGACGAAGCATCGGTTCTCTCGAACGTTCCAAGATCTCGTGTCCTGCGGAAAGATGATCTCGGCATCGCGAACTTTGCGGACGAGATCGAAGATCCTGACTGGAATCTGGTAGATGACAGCTTCCTTTTCGTGGTACATCGGCTTAGCCTTCGATCATGGCGAGGAAGTCTTCCGGAGCGATAATTTCAATTCCGAGAGACTTAGCCTTGACGGACTTGGAGGAAGTAGAGGACGGATCTGCCTGGACAAGGAATGTGAGGCCCTTCTTGACGGAGGAGACTATGCCGCCGTTGTCCACGACCATCTTTTCGAGATCGGAGCGCTTATAGTCCATAGCGCCAGTGAAGCAGAAGCTCTTTCCTGTGAGCTTGCCGTCCTTGACTTCGACCTTCTTTGCAGCTTCCAGCTTGACGAGGCCAGTCTTGATAGCGTTTACCATGTCTTCGCGCTTGAGGCAGAATTCGAAAGCGAACTTAGCGATCACGTCTTCGCTGACCATAGATGCGGGATGGTGCTTCTTGAGATCTTCAGCAGTTACGCCAGCAAGGACGGCTTCCGGCTCTTCGTAGAAGCCCTTGAAGGGTTCCAGCTGGTCAAGATCGAGGAACTTCTTTTCGCCGAAGCCGCGAAGATCGAACAGAGAGACGAACTTAGCGAGAGTCATCGGCTTAGCGAGAGCCTTGTTAAGATTCATGTGGATCTTGTAGCCGTTCTTGCTCATGATCACGTTGTAGAAGTCGGTGTTGGTCATCTGGAGGACTTCCGTGATGGTCTTCTTTTCAGCAGCGAGATTCTCGATGAAGCCTTCGCCAGCCCCTTCGACTTCCAGCTTCGTGAAGAATTCGGCGAACATGTGCTTGACTTTGTTCTTGCAGCTCATGTTCTGGCACTCGACGAAGCCAGATTCTGTGATAGTGAGATCGCCACCGCAGCACGGGCAAGAGGTAGGGAGGTTGAGGTTCTTGGTGATGTAGTTGGCGAAGATCGGATGGCAGTTGATCATAGCTCTGGTCCTTTTGTTGAGTTTTACAAGTAAAATATAAGAAAATCCAAGCTTTTCGTAAACACAGATTTTGAGTTTTTCTTGAGGTTTTAGTCGTGTCTAAGCTCTTCGCACTTCAATCGAAGTTCTTCTATGCGCTCAGGAGAAGCAGTTTCTCCACCCTTGATGAGATATGGAAAGATGTCGTCTAGGTCAAGAAGAACGTCTGCTACCAAGTCTAGCGCATATCTGTTGTTTAGAACCCAGTTCTTGACACATCTGAGATCAAACTGCGATATCTGAAATCCCTTTGGATGCTCTGGATGCATAACACCGTTCAGATCGATAGAAGCGCTGTTGTCTAAATTGAACTTCTCGCTGTTATCGAGTTGGAACTTAACCCTCTTGCTGTGCTTTCCTTTCACGTAGAACTTGTTCTCGTCTATCCAGATGTTCACTGGCAGTCCAGTTAGTCTCTGCTTCTTGTTGGACATTTCTAGAATCAACTTTCTTGGTCTCTCATGCTCAGAAGGTACAACCCGGTAGAGCCCAGTATCTTCGATCATCTTTATAGCTTCATAGATCTCCATAGTATTACCTCACTAAAAATATAAGAAAATCCTGAGGTAATCTAAACCCTCAGGATTGAGATTTTCTTGATTTTCAGTGACTTACTATTCGCTGAGATCGTCAACGCTTATCGTTACGAAGATCTCCTCATCTTCGCTGTAATAGTCGATGTCGAAACCAGTCCACTTGCGAGACAGCTTACGCTTGATCCTAGCGATCTTTCTGTCTATCTTGTCGTAGAGACCATCTAGGTTATTGACATTTTTATCTTCAGTGAAGAGAATCACATATCCGGCATTATCCAATTCTTCTTCGAATTCAGCAAAAGAATCCAGTCCATAGCCGTTCTGATCTAGAACTTCACTCAGATCATTGTAGAAGTCTTCCAGATCATATAAAGCTGGTGTCTTGACCGATTCTGCAATCAGTCCAGCTTCTCTCAAGATCTTCTTTGCATCGTCTATGTTCATAGTGTAAACCTCCTTTTGTTATTTATAGGTTCTTGCAGATGCAGTTCTTGCAGACGTATATAGAGGTCTTTCCAAGCTTCTTGTTCTCTGCTTCGTCAACTGTGCTGATGTCGATCCTGATGCTCGTGTCAGCGCAGCAGTATTTGCACTTCTGATACACGTACATTCTAGGCTTTCGACCGCCCTTGAAGCGATTAGGGTTGTATAACAAATATAAGAAAATCAGGGCTTTTCTTAAACCCTGATTTTTGAGATTTTCTTGATTTTTTCTGAGCTAATTACTCTTCGTCACCAATGCCGTCGACGTAAAGCTCAACCCAGATCATCGTATCATCTTCATCCGAGTCGAGATCAAAACCTGTCCACTTACTGGATAGCTCACGCTTGATCTTCCTGATGTACTTCTCAGCGATGGCGAAGTAGTGATCAGAGTAACCTTCACTAGATCCATGATCTTCTTCCCATTCATCATACTCGTCGTCGCTAGCTACGTTGAACAGATGAGCTAAACCCATATCGTTCAACTCTTCCTCGAATTCGTCATAGTCTTCTACGTCATATCCGATCTTTGACAGAGCTGCATTGAGATCTACGAAAAACTCTTCAAGGTTGTCGGAATTGACTTCTATCTGAGAACTTGGTACTGCCTTCATTCCAGCTTCCTTGATGATTTTTAGCGCTTGTTCTTTGTTCATAGATTCTCCTTTGAGATACTTGTCGATATTCTTGTTATACTTTTTTACTTTCTTAGGCTCATTTGCATAGAAATGAGCTGCATCCATATCACTTAAAACTGATCTCCAAAGTCTATATTTTCCAAACTCATTTTCTCCAGCAAAAGCGCCAACTCCTGAATATCCTCCACCGAGATCTTCCTTAGGAGAATTTTCGATCTTATATGAATCACCATCTTTATCGGATGTAATAGTTATCCGATCCGGAGTCACATTTATGACAGTAAAATTGCGCATCCTCTTTGTCTTTCCGCAACTACCGTAAAGCTGCTCGCCGACTTTTACAGGTTGTTCTTCTACAAAATCTCTTTCAATATTTTTTAGATCGTCACTTAACCTACGACCTTCTTCCCATCTAGCATCACTATAATTAGAGATTCTCTTCAATTTTCTCGGAAGCCCACTACTCTTTATGAAAGATAGTATCTCGAAGACTTTCTCCCTTCCATTTTCTGATTTAATAGAATTTAATCTTTTAACAAAGCTCTTTCGTATTTCATCAAAATTGTCAGAAAGCGTGTCGATATGTCTCTTTTTGAATCCGTATGCTCCTTCATCATATAGCTCTTTTGTAACTCTATTTACTATTTCATCTAATTGACTGATATCATAACTTTCTATCATATCAAAATCGTCATCGAATAGTCTACAGTAAGCTAAAACGTCACTAGAAGGATTATCATTTATCGGTATTCTTATTTCTATGCTATAATCTAGATCTTTATAGCGGCTGAAAGGATATAGATGACCCTGATATTTAATACCGGCCAACTCTCCAAAGCTTTTTTTATCAAACTTCTGTAGAACATCATTAAACCCTTTTCTATTCAGATGTTTTGCTCTACTCCTGATATTCGAATCGTAATCTTCTCTAAATCCTTCGTTCATCTTCATAGGTTAAACCTCTTTTTTTGTTATTTATAGATTATTTATACCAGATTCTTCTATCTCAGTACGAATCCTTTTGAGATTCTCTGTACCGATCCAGCGCGTGATGATAGTCACGCTTGTTGTGAATGTAGCCCCAGCTGCGCTTTCCCGTCTTGGCAAAATACAGAAAACCGTACCAGAATTTACGCATTTTCATCAGCAGATTCTCTCAGCATACTGATTGTCTGATGCGAGCTCTACGCCGAGCACTTTGTCTTTGTGTTTCTCTTGTCCAGGCCGATAGCGTCCGAACTTGATGATGATGTTGTCGAACGTTCTGCTGAGTTGTGTCCTCTTGGGATCGATCTCTGTAGCGTTGTAGCCAGTGTAGATCACGATGTCGTCATGAGTGACTTCACGAAACGCCTTGATCAAGCCGACCATTTCCTCCCAGCTGTCGAATGGCTCTAAACCGGCGAATACGACCGCTTTTGTCAAATCGTTAGAAACATACCGGGCTGCTATGTCTTCTGCTTCTACGGTGATCTTACGCGCCTTAGCGAGCTCCCAGTTCTGACATACTTGATTGCCGTTCTCTACGTCGCACTTGAACGAGCAGTAAGGAAAAGCTACCAGCATGTGCGGTAGCTTGTACTCAGTGAAACTCTCGTCGATGAGATCAACTAGCGTTACTTTCATTTATACCCACCTTGAAGTACTGATCCTGACTCGAGAGGAATTCGATCAGCTTGCCACAGAGCTTCTGCGCATTGTCTCGATCGATCTTGTAGTAGCGGCGTCCAGGTCTCCATTCATTCGGCTCCTTTGACGGAACGTTCTGATCTTCGGGACGATAAGACGGAGTCTCAGGCTGCTGCTCCAGATCTGGTGCTTCGAAGCCCGGGAACTCTTCACCGTTCGCCCAGTAGCGGTAGCGCACCTTGTCTTCATAGGTGAGTCCGAACCAGCGCTGATTGTAGAGTCTGTGTAGATTCTGGATGCGAGCAGAGAGCTTTCCGAGCTCTTTCTGATAGCACTCTGCGTACTCGATTACAGTGTTGATAGAGAGAAGCGGATTGCCCAGCTTTTCTCTCAGCTGTCTCTTGAGAGCAGTGCGAGTCTTTTCGAGTTCATAGATCTTGTCGATGAACTTCTTCATCTTGACATACTTTCCGTTTGTATCAGGCATTTTCGTTTCCTTTGTGTTTTAGTTTTCTCGTATACTTAGTTTTATCCTTGACTACTCTAGTCCGAAGTGTGGAACCGTTGTTGGTCCCAGTGATGCGCTCGCTTCTGAGCCGTTCGGACTCGGTAGCCTTGTTAGCCATTCTTTACTCCGTTGTGCATAGATAGCTTGAGTCGCTCTGGAATCACGCGAGTCTTGTTGCACACGTCACAGCAGTACCCGTTCTCTACGATCGGATATGCGCTATTGCCGTATCCGATGTACTTCTGTCCGCAGAGGCAGCATGTAGAGAGTAAGTTGTGATCTTTCATAGTTATGCACTCCTCAGTTGTATCCTTTAACAGCAATTTAATATAATATAGCTATTTATTGCCGATTTGTAAACCCATAAAATCAAGAAAATCTACAAAAATAGGCAGACACGGAGGTGAAATCGTGTCTGCCTGTATCGTCCTATTGGCCCAGAACGATATGTGTTTTCGGCTTTATCTCTAGCAGGGACTGAGCGACTTGAACGCCCGACATGCACTTTTGGAGAGTGCCGTTCTACCATCTGAACTAAATCCCTGTAGTTGCCTCTTTAGTCCATCTGCAGTTAGACGACGGGTGGTAGTGCCATACCTTCTGACTAGTACTTGAAGGCGTAAACACGAGGCTGACCTTATCATTCCTATAGTTGAGGAGGCTAGCTTCGAACTAACAACCTCCAGTTTCAGAGACTGGCGCTCTAACCAATTGAGCTACTCCTCAAAACGATTCACATATTCTATTTTCGATCCATTATTATGAGATCTTGGTATAAAAACTTTATTAAATAGTGGAATTTCTCTCAATAAACCAGTTACAAATTTTAAAGGTCTATTATTAATTCTACAAAATTGACGTATAGACGAATATGAATCTGAATGAAATTCGTTCCAAATGAGTTTTGATGTCATTTTGCGTTTTTCTTTATTTCTCATATTCTCAAGTTTGCAGCTTTCTCCATGAAACAAATTTCTCCCTTTTATCCATTCTTTTTCTGGTGTACCCTTAAAGGATTTACTAATACCTGTTATATAATTAGTATACCAAATTTTACCGTATTGCGAATTTTTATTACCACGTTGATTTGCTGAATTAACAATAGACATGTACTTTAGAAATTGAATTCTTAGTAATTCATAACTACGGCTAGTTAATTTTAGCTTATGATGCCCATTCAACATTCTCCATAGTGCGAATATCATTTTTTGGTGTTCGGATGTGCCAGTTTTATAGATCTTAGTTAATAATAGATGTGCTATAAAATGTTCCCTAGGTGTAAGCCTTACAAGATTTTCATCACTATTATCGCCACTAATAGACTTAGGAATTATATGATGCTTTTCAAAATAGCCTTCTCTTCTAAGCCCATTAGTGAATTCATCTTTTGCACGTTTAATTAACGAATGATATATCTCGTTGTATCTCATATCGTATTTATATCATCTCTCGAACCACCGAATACACGAGTCAGAGTCGTGTGCCTTACCAACGGGCAGAAAAACATGATAGGGACGCCGATCGTGGCACATTTAAGTCCTATTGATCAGCCGCTGCTTCGTGTCTCTTCTCTCTTGATTCGAATAGCAGCTTACAAAAGATCATTCAACGGCATCACGTTGACGCTATCTGGTGTGACCAGCACTATCTCTATTCTTATTAGAGCAAGCACCAAGTTTTTCGTCTTGGAACTAGTAGAGTCTGGCATGACCTTACTGAGCAGTTTGCCCAGGAGTTAGACCGATGTTCTGACCACCAGTCAAGGGAGCTGAGATTCAAGCTGTGCTGCTCAGCTCTCGCCCTGTCCTCGTCAGTCAAGGCAATTTCCAGTTGCTCTACGCTTCATTTTGTAGGAATTAAGCTTTAGAGTTGCTGTGCCTATCATTTAGTCCCATAGCCGAGATTCGAACCCGAACTTCATGCGCCACAAGCATGCGTGCTAACCAATTAACACTACTGCGGGGATGTGTAACGAGAGCGAGATGGCGGACGGTTTAGAACTGCCAAGAATCCTCACGGATCACCATCTTCATTTCACCATCTCGTTCTCGTTACTTAGTAGCTCTGTCTGGACTTGAACCCGAATTTCTAGCTTGAGAGGCTAACGAACTAAACCAGTTATTCGACGGAGCCAAAGACGAGATTCACTTTAGCGGGACTCGAACCCGTAACCTCTTCACTATTTCAGTGAAGCGCTCTACCAATTGAGCTATTTTCCCAACGGCGGAAAAAACCAGAGTTTGCTGTTGGAATCTCTAGAGCACCACACCGGTACTGCCCCGGTTCCCAAACTTTGGAAGAGTTTGATCATACTTTTAGACCAGTGGTGCTTATGAACGAGATAGATTGACGGATTTGGACCGTCTAGCTTTGATTTTGCAGATCATTACGTTATCCAAAGGATTGCTGTGTCTATCTCTGTATTTTAAATATAGAAAAGTAAGCGTCCATCCGGATTCGAACCGGAGCGTTCTCACAGGCAATGAGAAGTGCTACCACTACATCATGGACGCATAGAAGAGGCGGTAGGATTCGAACCCACGGTCCGGGTTGATTACCGAATCACCGGAGTTCAAATCCGGCACCTTAAACCACTCGGTCACGCCTCCGATATTTAGAGGAGAGTGCTGGATTCGAACCAGCGGGAAACCTATAAGGCTCCGGAACTTTAGCAAAGTTCTGGCATAAACCACTCGCCCAACTCTCCATATAATTGGACTATCGGGCTACGAGGAGTCGAACCTCTCCGCACCGCCCTGGATTTTAACGGCCCGGGTTATGAGTCCGGCCCAAGGTAATAGCCCGATTTAGTTTTTAGAAGTAGCTCTCTTCAGATTTATCAAGATGTCATCTGTGCTCCCGGGGCTGGATTCGAACCAGCAGCCTTCTGGCGTCTTACTGAGGAAGTTCATCTGCGACAGCCGTTCTAACCAGTTGAACGTACCCTGGAAAATAGAATTGCGGTTGACATCTTTTAGAGCTGACGGTAGGAATCGAACCCACTCATAGAAAGTTTTGCAGACTCCTCCGTTCCCACTTCGGCACGTCAGCTTAAAATCCTGTGGATTGATTTAGTTCTTCTATGACTCTAGACACGATACAGACGATCTTCTCGTTCTGAGTATCTCCAGAACTCACAGCCGATCTGTCCGATGATGTACTGTTGACGAGCTATGTCTCGCTCACGGCCCTTCTTCGAATTGTGTCTCGAAGAATTCTCGTCGTATTCAAAAGCGATGTTCTTCTCTCGATCGTATCCGTCCAGAGAGTAAGGTCCAACTCTAACCTCACCTCCGTTCAACGCGTGTTGAAGCTTCCAGCACTTCGACTCGTTGAGACGATCGATGTACTGACAGGCTTTTTCGCTGTAGTTGCACTGGACAGTCATCATGCTCTTCTTGCTCAGCATGATCTCAGCCATCTTAGCTCTCCATTCTGGAGTATGTTGATGTCCTTTGCAGATTAGATCTCCTGATCTGATGCGCTTGTTGAGCGTCTCTGCTGATCTGCGATGAGCTTCTACGTCGATCACTCTTCCTAACGTGTCGTGAGGCAGTTTGTGTTTCTCTTCACAGACTTTGAAGTGATCGAACAGATCTTTGCGTCTTGAAAACTTCTCTCTGCAATACTTGCACTTCCATTGATACTCTCTAGCGGGTCTGCACTTATCTGGATGAGCTTCATGCAGATGCTGATAAAGTTTGCTTCTCACCGGAAGAACAGCGTCGCAGTACGAGCAGTTCCATTTGTACTGAATCTTCATCTCTCTATTTATGAGAGATGATCATAGTACTCCATCAGGTAGTCGAAACCCGATCCTTCGGTTCGTAGCCGAGAGCTCTTCCATTTAAGCTAATGGAGCATAGTCCTCTAGGAGGGACTTGAACCCTCACGCTCTTGCGAGCAATAGCTCCTAAGGCTATCGTGTCTGCGATTCCACCACCAGAGGATATTGTAGTCCACCTAGGAGGGTTCGAGACTCCGACGCGAAGATCTTCAGTCTTCCGCTCTACCGTTCTGAGCTATAGGTGGATAATCGAGATTCTTTTGTTTCTTAACCAAAAAGAAGATTGTAGAATTGCTGTAAGAACCTCTAAAATTTTGTAGTCTGAGACCACAGATTTGAACTGCGATCAACGCCTTATCAGAGCGTTAGGCTAACCATTACCCCAGTCTCAGAAATAGTCTCCGATCAGGTATTCGAACCCATGATCTGAGTTGTTTATCTTCGACCTAGGACTTGAACCTAGAACTTCCGTCTTGTAAGGGCGGCACTCTAGCCAATTGAGTTAGCCGAAGTTACGAATGTCTTAATTTTTGAGATCGCTTCAGAAGTATTTCTCCTACTAGTAATTGGCGGATGGTCCCCGTAAAAAGATAGTGCCCCTGCCTGGACTCGAACCAGGATCCACAGATTAAGAGTCTGCTCGTCTGAACCATTGACATACAGAGGCATATAGTTCAGGTAGCAGGGATCGAACCTGCGACGCGCAGATTATGGTATTCTGCCGCTCTACCTACTGAGCTATACCGGGAAAAATCCACTGGCAGTTTGTGAGATACTGCCTAAACTCCTGAGGGCTACCTCAGAAAGCTAAAAGATACGAGATAGAGTGGCCTAGCGCCACGAACCGCATAGATGGAGCAGAGGGGTGAGACTTGCTGTGTCTATCTCAAATTTAGTAGCGCTGCAGAGAGTCGAACTCTGCTTACCTGGTTGAAAACCAGATGTCCTAGCCGATAGACGACAGCGCCAAAACGAGATACGTTCTTTGTGTATAGCCCATCTCCACGATACCCTGTAGGGCCATTTAGGAGACTTGCAGCTTTTCAGCTTATGGATTCGAACCACTTACAGTAAGAAATCATTGCTGTTTGTATCTCTTTTTTCAAATGTGTCAGATACGGCGGATTCGAACCGCGATCACAGACGTTGCGACATCTGGGACTTTTTGCACCGTCTCAACGACGGGACCGAAGCTACCTGCTTGTCAGAAGAGATAGAGTTCGCAACCTCTAAAACTTCCTATCGGTACATATCCTACGCTTAGTAGCGGGAGCCAGAGTCGGACTGGCACAAGCATTATCTGTCCCTGGGTTATGAGCCCAGTATCTTACCATTAGACTATCCCGCGATAAAATTGTGAAGCCTATCTCCGGATGGCGATTCTCCCTTCATTGCTTGCGCAACCCGCTTTTGGCGGGGACAGACTATAGTGGACCGTAAGGGAATCGAACCCTTGACATCCAGCTTGCAAAGCTGGCGCTCTACCAAAACTGAGCTAACAGCCCAAAGTGCGAAAGAAACGTATAACTTCCGCGTTGCCTTCAATTACCCTGCCCTTCGTCATTTTTACCCTGTCGACGACCCGAGTTGGCGGGCAGTTTCAGACTTTTTCCTCGGCCAGATCGGTGCTGGTCAAGGAACGTGTTTTGATGGTCGAGCACTGCGGCTTGCACGCAGCTCTTTACCCTCATCTATGGTCTCGAATTTCGATCTGTGAATGGCTCTGACCTCGAAAGGTTCTCCGTACTTACATCACAGATTTTAGCTCCACTCCCTGGACTCGAACCAGGAACCTTGCTAGTTTTAGCTCTAGGGGCAGGACTCGAACCTGCGGCGGGATTTCTCCATCGGATTAACAGTCCGACCCCTGCTACCAACTCGGGTACCCTAGAATAAAGATAAAGCCGAAGATTTCAATATGCAGATCGGATTCTCGATCCAGATCTTTTTTGTTTGATTCTAATATAGAAACTTCTTTCTGGTTTGTAAACCCTCTTTCTCAGATTTTTGGAGAAAGTTTTTTATTTATAGCTCCGGCGGACGGAATCGAACCGCCAACATCCTGATTACAAATCAGGTGCTCTACCAATTGAGCTACGCCGGAATAAGAGCGCTGAGGATAAGAGTGAAAAGCTATCTCGAGTTCACAGTTCATCGGATATCCTCTCTAAGCGTCCTCCTCTTCACGTATCGACGAGTGGATTTGAACCACCGCACCAGGCCCCGCATGGCCTGCGCTCTACCAGACTGAGCTACGAAGATACGTACCTGAACTCAGACGCTATAGATTAGTGGGTAAGGTAGGATTCGAACCTACTAAGCCCGAAGGCAACGGCTTTACAGGCCGCCCCAACTCGCCATCGTTGGCGCTTACCCTTGTACGGCGGGTCTCTTTATAGTCAACTGCGACCCAAGACTTTACCAGTCACGCTTATGCCGTTATTTTTCGCGATAGAACCATCACATGTGATGGTAGAATCGAATTTGAGATTCCAACGATCGGGACATGTTGCTTGCGCCTATGCTCTCCCATGTCTCCTTCGCAGCCTTCGTCGGTGACGTCATGTTGACGTCAAATTGACTTCTGCTGCTCAACCGAAAAGCGCCCTTCAATTGGTACCAATTATCGGCGAAGTAACGCTCCATACAGCGATCTTTTCAAGGATGGCGACTCCACTATTGCCAGAGTCTCTCCTTCAATTCATAGCGGTCTCAACGGGTCACGATCCCGTATCTTCGGCGTGACAAGCCGATATTCATCCATTAAACTATGAGACCAAAGTCGAGATGGATTTGTGACGTTGCTCTACCAATTGAGCTACATCTGAGCAATTGCTCAGATGACCAGATTCGAACTGATGACCTACGGATTATCAATCAATACATCTGCTGTTACCATCTCTTAAACATAGCGCTGGTTGAGCGATTCGAACGCCAGATCTCCTGAGTACGAAACAGGCGATCTAACAAGTCTGAGCTAAACCAGCGAATAAAAGAAGTGGTCTATATCATGGAGGGATTCGAACCGCATCGTGTTCCTCCTTGGCCGGAGGATCCAACAGCCAACATTGGTCATGATATAGCCGTAAAAGTACCGGACCCGAGTTTCTTTCCAGAGCGTCCTCTAGTCTTACGCTCGGATTCTGGAACAGCTTCTGAGCAATGTAGCAGAGGGATTTGTCCGTTACCCTCATCTCAGCGCCATACGGTTGGCTGGCTCTCTTTTCGGCCGACTACGCTATCACTAGCCTTACGGCGGACTTCTAAGCTATGCTGTGCTTAACAGCTGTTCTTTAGTCTAGCTGGCAGGCTTCGCTCCTGCGATCTTCTGCTCCCAAAGCAGACGCGATACTGTGCTTCGCTACAGCTAGATAATCGCCAGTACTAATTCTTGCATGAAAGTTCCTGACTTGCGAATCTCCTACCGAAAGAAAATATATCCGCGACGATCGGATGCGCTTTGTAGTCCACGTCCAGAGTATGCAACCTCCAGAGCGTAGAGCCTCTGTTCTTACCACAGTTCATTTTCTATCGCCAGTGTGATTTGCCATTTAGTGGACACAGATGGGATTCGAACCCATGACCCTCTGCTTGCTAAGCAGATGTTCTACCAGCTGAACTACTGGCCCATAAGAAGTTTCCGGTTTTCAATATGCAGATCCTGTTCTCGACTGGATCTTTTGTTGATGATTAAAATATAGATAAAAGTATTTGAGTCGTAAACCATAATTCTGAAAGTTTTTTGTTTTTTAGTTGAGCAGGCTGGATTCGAACCAGCGACGGAGGAACTTCCTCTCTACCTGAGTCAAAGTCAGGTGTCTTAGACCAGCTTGACGACTGCTCAATGTAGTAGCCGAGGAGAGACTCGAACTCTCACGATGTTACACCATCCAGAGATTTTAAGGCTCCTATGTCTACCAATTCCATCACTCGGCCAGATTCTTAGAAGAACTGGCGTTGTAACTTGAGCTGGCGCTTCTCAGCTTCGATCTTGTTTCGTTCCTTCTTGATCTTTCCGAGATCGATGCCTGCCTGCTTAGCGAAGCTCAAAGCCTTCTTTGACTGCTTAGCCCAGCGAGCGTTCTTCTGTTCCATCGTCTCTTCGACTCGTTCTTTCTTTTCCTTCGGTTTCATAAGATCTCCAAGTTTTAAGTGTTGTATTTATAGTGGGTCAACCGGGACTCGAACCCGGACTCGAAGATTAAAAGTCTCCTTGACTCGGCCAATTATCATATTGACCCAAATTTCTGCTTCTTTATCCAAGGGACGCAGACAGACCTTGTACGACATGAACGGCAGTTTGGTATGAGCCCGTGCGGGGTATCATGTGAGCTCATTGCCGTTCGATCATAGTACGCCAGGCGGGCTTCGAACCCGCATTTGCAGCTCCAGTTACGGCTAACGGATTAGAAGTCCGACCCGACTACTGGCGTATGTGTTTCTTAGACGAGAGATCGAATCTTCTTGAGATCGAACTTCATCACTGGATAGGTGCAGAAGCCAGAGAAGCCGCAGACTTCGTCGAGCTCTTCAGCGACGCCGTCTTCCGTTAGAACTTTCACGACATCGGGCCAGTTGTTGTCGTCGACGAAAGCGCAGTCTTTGGGGAGCTTTTCGCTCTGCCCTTGCAGATAGACGGTAGCGACGCCGTAAGGACTGCCATCGTCGTTGTTCGCCATCACAGCGAGTGTCTGGCCGTAGTCGTATTTCGATCTCACCCATTCCATGTTGTTAGCCCTCCAAGAAGTCTTCGAAGTGTTCTTCTTCGACAGCAGCTTCGTGGCTGTATCTGTCGGAGTAGACGTTGTGTCCGATGTACTTGAAACGATCACTCCAGAACTTGTCGCCGTCCACGTACGCATACGCTTTCGGGAAATTCTTAGTCTTCTTGTAGATGTGCTTCATGAGAGCCTTGCCATCTTCGACGCTGTTGACGTCAGCCTCGATGCAGTCATCTGGACAGATCATACCGAGGTATGTCCTGACAGCAGATTCGTTGACTTCACGGGACGCTTCCCAGATTTCTGTGAGATGACCCGTACTTCCGATGAACACGATACGGAATTTCATAGTTGGTCCTTTTTAGTTAGAGTTTTTCAGTTACATACTTAATATAGAATTTTCTGAGAGAATCGTAAACTGAAATCGCAAAATTTTTCTCATTTTTTAGTCAGCGTGAGTGGGAACGATCCACCGACCTCATGAACCCGAATCACGCGCTCTACCAGCTGAGCTACACACTGAAATTAGTCGGTACGGAAGGACTCGAACCTTCACGCCTTGCGGCATTCGATTTTGAATCGAACGTGTCTACCAATTCCACCACGTACCGATAAAGATAAAGCCGAATTGTCAATATGCAGATCTGCTTCACGAGCCGATCTTGTAGGTATCAAAAGAAAAAGAGGAAGTCGAACTGACTTCCTCTTGAAATTTTTCGATACCAGATGGAAGTCAGCTATGGACTGATTGGCTTTGCTGCGATGTTGTTGTCTCTGCAGGCCAATTCAAAATTGAGTCCGCTATTCGGCGCAACAGCCAATTTGTAGTTGGCTTTGCCTTGATAAGATGTGATAGCGGTCAATTTCATTTTTTGTGTCCAGTGCTGTTTCCAGCTTGTTACGTTTTATTTATACGACAATATAGATAACTTTTTGCGCTTTTCGATGTAAAACTTTCTTTACACTACTTGACGGCGTAGATTCCAGCTTCCTTGAGCAGCTGTAGCGCAGACTCGAGCTCCTTGCTCTCAGTCTTTTGCGTTTGCGTCTGCTGCTGAGACTGTTGCGTCTGCTGCCCCTGTTGCTGTGCTGGCTTCTGCTCGGCTGCCTTCTTGACGTAGTCTATGACCTGCAGAGAGCCGTCGAACTTCTTTACGTCCTTCGGATTCTTCTGATCCTGAACGACATAAGAGATGTCGCTGTTAACGGTCATAGCGCTCACCTTGTAGATGACAGTGAATCGATCATTGAGGACTACGCCCTCTGATACCTTCGTTCCCTTCGGCTTAACCTTGATTCCAGCCTTCTTAGCGTCAACGCATAAAGCGTTGATCATATTTGCCATGAGGAACTGGACGGGATCTTTCTTGAACTTGTCTACGTTGACGTGCATTTGAAAACCTCTTTAGATTTGTACTGATTATTTATAGAAGAAGACTCTCAGTTTCCCGAGAGTCTTGATAGTAGCGCCTACCGAAGTCGAATCGGTGTTACCAGATTGAGAGTCTGATGTCCTGGGCCACTAGACGAAGGCGCCATATTATGTAGTGACCAAGCCGGGAGTCGAACCCGGAGGTGCGGCTTAGAAGGCCGCTCGTTTATCCAGTTAACGGACCTGGCCATATTGTTCCGAGACGATCATCGTTCATGGGCATGCAGCATTACCACTTTCGTCCATTGGCAGTTCTCGTTGGCGGAACGATCATAATATAGAAAAGAGGTTCACGTTCGTAAACCTCTTCTCCATATTTTTTTTAGTAGTTCGAGATCTGACGGAACTTGTTAGTCGCCCACTTCGCGTAGAAGTACACGAACACGTCGATCTTGGACTTCATGATAGCCTGACCGAGCATCAAGAGATACGCGTAGAACTTCAGGATGCGGCGCCAGAATGCCTTCTCGTCGACCAGCACCTGATCCTTCTTCCAGCTCTTGTTCTTCAAGCAGTTGGTAGCAGAAGTGAGATATTCGTACACGCAGAGACGATTCTCGAAAGTCATCGTGTAGTTATCTTCGAAGATATCATCTTCGTTGAACTGATCAGGATGGACGCCTAGGAGAATCATCATCTCTGTAGCGAAGATCAGAGCGTCTTCGAACTCTTCCTTGACGTGTTCCCAGTTGCCCTCAGACTCAGCCATCTTCATCTCGCCGAGCTCTTCCATGACGCGCTGGGAGAGGATCTTGATGATGAGCTGGTCGCGAGTGTTGTTGATGTCCAAGTTGCGGTGGATGTTGTACGGATTCTGCGGATCGTTCTCGCCTTCGATCTTCACGTAAGCGTCGATGAGACTGTCCTGCATCTTGAACATGCCAGCGATGATGCCCTGGTCCATGTACTTGACATACTCTTTGTTATCTTTGTAGTCTGAAACGTTCATTTTAGTTTTCCTTTCAAAAGTTAAGTAAAGCTTGTCTTCTTAGGCGAATGCGCCTGTTCCAAAATCTAGAATTTTCTTTACGTTCGCGGTATTCTCTATAGTCGCTTCGAACCAGCCGTCAAACTTCTTGTAGTCAGAGTCCTTCGTCCAGTCGAAGATGAACAGAGGTCTTCCCTTGCAAGCGAGCTCGTTCTCGGTGAAGATCGTGTACAGATCACGCAGCTTGTCGATGTTGTCGATGATGCCGTCCATCTGCTCGCGATCGCCGAAGTTCTTCACAGTGTCCATAGACGGGCATGCGTAGATGAACATGTCGATCTGAGAGAGGAAGTGATCCTTGTCGATGTACTCGTCGTCAAATCGATCAGCGCCACGGAGAACGATGCCGTTCGTGAACTCTTCGATAATGGAGAATCTGTCGAACACAGACTTCTTGCCGTTGTTGAGATTTTCTTCTAGATAGTCTAGAACTTCCTTTGTCTGCATCTTCGGACCGCCCTTTGAACGGACGTACTCGAAACCGAACTTGTCGGCGATATGATTAGCCAAAGAAGTCTTGCCTGAATTGTCGCAACCGTATACTACTACATTCATAAGTTTACCTTCTTTTGAAATTAAATATAGTCATTTATAGAACACAAAAATTCCGCCCTTGCGAGCGGAATTTCAGATTAGAAGATCGTGTCTTCGAAGTCCTTTCGGTAAGCGTGGAGCGAGAACACCGTCTGCTGGAAGTTTCCTACCTTCATGCCGACTTTCTCTGCCACGTACTCGAGGAGACGGATAGAGAGGTACACGTCGTTGCAGAAGTGAGTGTATATGTCGCATGAACGCATCACGTTGTGCATGTTGAGCTTTCCGCCACGATAGAAGAAGTGATAGCCAAGAGTGCATGGACAACGGCCGACACCAGTGAACTTGTCTGGATCTTCGTTCGGATCCCACATCGAGAGCCAAGCCTGACGAGTCATCGGGTCGTTCTTGAGACACTGGATGATCTTGTCGAGCTGCTTGTTGCGATGGTAGCGCTCGTTGTAAGTGTAGCTCTGCTTGCCGTCTGTCAAGAACTGAGTCCAGACTTCAGCTCTTAGCTTCCATGCTTCGCCAGGGTTCATGTCCTCTGGTGCGATACGTTCGAGAAACTCAGCGTCTGCCCACGGCTGCGTAACACCAGTGATGTCGGAGGACTTAGCGTTCTGGAGAACCCAAGAGTAGTTCTGGATCTCCTTAGTCTCGAACATCGGGTTCTTCTCGATGTCCTTGTTCTGGTAGGTCTTAGTGTGAACGGAGATGCCGTTCTCAGACACATCGCGCTTGATTTCGCCGTATGCGTCTTTCCAGTTAGCGTAGATTCTTGCCATGTTAGTTATTCCTTATAAGGTTGCTTAAAATATAGTCATTCTCGTAATACAAAAATTTCGCACCAAGAACGGGTAAACTTGATGCGAAATTGTGCAATATATTGCACTTTTTAGAATTGATCTTTGTACTTCTTGTTAGGTTCACCCTCGTTGATCCATCCGATGACCTTGTCGTCCCATAGCTCGCTAAGGAAGCAGATCAGCCATACGATCGGAATGCCGATTATGAGTGCTAGAATGATGAAGCCGAGAATCGTTCCGACTATCCAGAGAATTCCAAGTATCACGTAGAGGACTCCAGAGACTCCGAAGACGTTCTTGAGCTTGTTAGACTCTTCCCATGCGTCGAAGTCCTGGCAGCTCATTCCCTTCTCGATGTAGTACCGGTCATCGCGCTTGCTGTCGAACTGGACTATCGCGTATAGGTCAGTCTTTCCGTCGACTGTGATAACCTTCTCTGTCTTACACTTCGGCATGTGAGCGAAGTAGCGACCCTCGTTGTATACGTTGTAGCAAGCGAGAGCGACAGCACCGACCAAGAGAAGATAGAAGATAGGCTGTCCGATCCACTTGATAGAGAATTTCAAAACTTTCTTGAACTTGCGCATTATGCTTCCTCCTCGTCTTCAGTATAGTCAGTGTTTAGCCATTCTACGATCTTCTTGATCCCGATGTAGAATCCCCAGACGATAAAGCAGATTAGAGCCACGATCTCTGCAAATAAGAAGATCATCCAGAAGAACCATGCGACTTCTCCGTATCGGTCGATCATCTTAGGGTTAGCGTTGTACTCAGCGCATGTGCTGTAACTATCGATCTTCTCTATTGAAGTTCCGCTCGAGTTGACTTCGTAGGCTCGGAACTCTCCGTCTTGAGTGCATAAGAGATCCTTACGGAGCTCGATGCATTGACCATGTTCCGCTTCTACCTGCGGAGCTGTAAAGACCGTATAAGGGCCGATATTGAGAAAAAGAACAGCTATCGTGCAGATGGCGATGACTATCTTGTGCCGCTTGTTGAATTTGTGTGTACATCTCAGCGATGACATTGTTACCTCTTTGTTTTAAGGTGAAAAAAGAAGCTGCACCCTCTAATATGGGTGCAGCGATAGGGAAAGGCTTATGCAGCCTTGGCAGCCTTCTTAGCGGCCTTCTTGTCAGCCTTGCGCTGTTCGAAGTAAGCCTTGATGGCTTCCAGCTTGTCGTGGCGAGTCTTGTCGTCCATAGCTTCAGCGATCGCCTGCTGCGGGAACATCTTGACTTCCACGACCTTGACGTTGGCGTTGGCCGGGATCTCAGCGCGACCCTGCCATTCCTGACGCTTCTTAGTGATGATGTCGGCATCAGCTTCGACGTAGACGTAGTAGGTGAGAGATTCAGATCCGTCCTTCTTGTGGCGCATCAGAGTGGTGTGAGTGCCGATGAGAGACTTCATGTAGCCGTTGTAAGCGCTGATGAGAGTATCTTCAGTAGCGTCGATGAGCTGGTCACAGAAGCGGATAAACTCGGCTTCGAATTCGAACTTCTGACGACGGAGAGCGAGGATGACCGTCTTGACCTCTTCGTTCTTGATATACGGCATCAAGTCGTTGAAGGAGACGGAGTCGATGAGACGCATGTGATTGATCTTGATGGACTTCATGTTGAAGTTGCCGCCGATGGACTTGTAGTACCACATGCGCTTAGAGTCCTTGTAAGTGTGGAAGTCCGGGTTGGCTTCGCGAAGATCGAAGATCTTGTTGCGTGGCTGGAGATGTTCAACGCCGTTAGCGAGAATGTCGTAGTAGCGAGGACGGCCGAGAGTGTTAGCTTCGTTGAACTTAGCTTCGTTGTCGATGATCTGATCGACTATCGCCTGGAACTTATCCATGCCAACGGTCTTCGGAATGGAGATGGCGCAGTTGCGCGGCCATTCAGAGTTGCGGAGGAAGCCACTGTAGGTCTTGTTCTTGAGACCGCGATAGTGGAGAGTGAAGGTTGCACCAGACTTGGTTTCGATGTTGTTGTCCCAGATATTCATAGTTGATCCTTTTGAGGGAGGTTAGTTTTGTTTACGCAGTAAATATAGGTATTCCTTTGAGAAATCTAAACCCTATTTTCAGAAAAATCTCAATTTTTTTCTGCAATACAAGAAAAAAGCTGTCCAGTTAGGACAGCTTTTGTTAATAAGTTGTTTACAAACAGCTTATACGTTTCTGATTTTAGCTTTCTTCAGAAGGAAAGGATAGTTGTTGAACAAATCCTCGTCATATTCAGCCTCAAGTCCTGGCTTGTTTTCGATATAGCTGAAGATCGCATCAGAGAGATCGTCTCCAGACGTCTCGGCGTCCCTCAGTTCGACCAGCACATTTTTGTCATTGAAGAATACTTCGCCGAACTTGTTTCTCAGATAAGTCGGTACAGACCTATCGCTGAGAGTAGCTTTGATCAGGTCGACGATCTCTTCTGGATCGTAGTCGTATGTCGGAATGACGAGCTTAGCGTCAACGACGGTCTCGGACTCGTTCAGTCTCTTGTCTTCGACGACCCTGAAGCCCTTAGACTCTACGATCTTCTTGGCTTCA